ACGCGTCTCGGTAATGTTGTCTATGTGGACACTGGCTGCTCCTTCTCCGACGGAGCGCTGAGCCTGGTGGAAATCAGCAGTCGGGCCGTTTTCAACATAGGCGTGACGCAGTAAGGCAACGAACTGCCTCGCTCATCGGTCCAGGGCCGACGGCATTCGCTGCCGTCCTATACCTGATAAACTGTGCGCCCTTCGCATTCGCCTCCAGATTCCCATGCCTCTTCAAGAAACTTCGCAGCAGTCCGTGTCCCGCCGCTTCAGCGTTGCGCCGATGATGGATGGGATCGACAAAACAGCCTGAAAGCCCTGATTTTACTGGCCTCACGCAGATCTACAAGCTAACCCGTGTGCACTCAGTGTGCAATTTCAGAACCACTCATCGCATCCCTCACGTCCCCCTAACCACCCACTTTCGCTCCCACGGCTCTGCATCAGTCCAGTCGCTGGCACTGCTGATGGTCACTATGTGCGTCCAATACGTGGCACTCCAGACTGGCACTACCCATACATCTCCTGAGAGAGAATCTGGTGCCGCTCAACACGAGTGCGACACAGCCGCGCTTCACTCCGGTCATCTGCGACATGACGGTCTATCGCAGCCACGGTTAGCGACTCAGGGGCATTTCGCTCTCCTAGCCTGCGACATTTCATGATTTCGCAATCCAGTACAGCGACATCCCGCCCAGTTCGCACTCGACGGGAGTAACGACCATGATATGCCGCATTGACATAGTGCGAAGTTGGAAGTATATCGGGCCATTTGAGGCACTTCTGTTGCCAACACTGGTATTCAAGTTGCCATTTCAGGCACTTTCAGAGCCAAAAAAGACAATAACTTTTTTCAAAAAACTCTTCCACCAGCCTGTGCTCCATTTGCATAATTAGCATATATAGACGGGTGGCCAGTTGTGTCTATGATAGACATTTAAACTGCTCACTCTCCTTCGGAGGTTGCGCTGATGAACAATAACAATAAAAAAGGCAGGCCAACAATTGACGCCTCAAAACGTCGAGATAAGCCACTCATCATTCGCCTAAGCGAAAAAGAGCGAGCAGTTATCAAAGCCAAGTGCGAAGAAGCTGGCTACCAAGCAGCTGGTGCGTTTGTACGGGACTTCCTGGTCAATTCAAAGTCTCCAGGCAAAGTACGCATCCCCTTGTCTCACATCCAGCTATCCCTGGAACTGCAACGGATCGCTGGCCTGATCAATAAAGGCGAACAGCCTGAGCGAGTCGTACAGAAGCTGCTTGAGATCAACAATCGCCTGCTGGGCATCGGAGAACAATAAGATGATTGGAAAAATCACAGAGAAGGGCATTGGGTCATTCAGGAATCGTATCGAATATATCTTCGGCCTGAGAAAGCACGAGCATGCACTCACAACTATTAGAACAATTGGCTGGAATTGCTTTTCTCTAAACCCACTTCGTCACGGACACGACAAAGATAAAATCGATGTCGAAGGAATGATTGCTGAGTTTGATGCCGTTGAAGAAATCAGGAACAACGCCATAGACAGCGAGCGGGTCATTAAGCCAGTTTGGCACGCAATCCTTTCATTACCGCCTGGCGAGCATTTGAACGATCAGCAATGGCATGAGGCGATTGAGATGTACCTTACCGACCTCGGTTTTGACGACACCAACAAGTGGGTGGCCGTGCTGCATGGTGACACTGATCACCAGCACGTACACATCGTCGCCAACCGCATTCGCCTGAATGAAGAGTTTTCCATGGTCAAGGACTCAAACGAGCGGTCGCGCAGCTGTGACTCAACATCCAGAATCGAGGATCACTTCGGTCTTAGCAAAGCCCCAGCGCCCTCAGAGACATGGGGAACAGCCATCTCCCGCAATGCCCTGGAAGCCGCTGAACGCGAAGGCACGATTCCCCTAAAGCACCGGATGATCGCAAAAATCGCAGGTGCCGTAGAAGCCTGCCAGGCCCAGGGCGGCGACATGTTCTTGCTAATCCAGCTCTTGCGCCGGCAAAGGGTCTTCGTCCACTTCACAAAAAATGCCGAGGGCCAACCAACTGGTATCGCCTATGAATACAACGGCACGATCGTCAGCGGTCGCAAGCTGAAGCGCTCCAGGCTCACCTTTCAAAAACTCATACAACAAGAAGGCATCAGCTATGACCCCGAAACCTTTCACCGCCTTGAGGCAGAGGCTGCTCGAAGAGATTCAGAGCGCCAGGAGCGAGTCCGAATTTTCTATCTCGTCCTCCGCGCCCGCAATCGTCGAGCCATCCGTCTCAGCATCGAAGTACAAAACCAAAAAGAGCTCGAAGCAACGATCAAGCTGATCATCGCCGCGATCTTGGCATTATTCGGAATCCGCGCAAACTGGGAGATTGAAGACAAAAAGCCTGGCGAGCCCTACTACCAGTTGCGTTCGGACTGGCTCAGCTTGCCCACAGTCGAGCAGGAACAGGATCTGCTGGAGGCCTGGGAAAGCGTTCCTGCACTCGCCCTGCATCGCTAGCAGTCAACTGGCCATCACCCGGTGTAGAATCGTTGTTCGACACAAGGAGATGTGCCATGCCTACAATTTTTTTAAGCCACAACTATCAAGACAAACCGGTTGTAGAGCCAGTCGCTATTGAGTTGAGGAAGATCTACGGTCAAGACTCGGTCTTTTACGATGACTGGTCTATTCAGCCTGGCGACAGCATCATCGGCAAAATGAATGAAGGCCTCGCGTCTCCTGACTTCTTTCTGTTCTTTGTCACTGAAAACAGTCTGAAGAGCGGAATGGTCGGTTTGGAATGGCAGAGCGCGTTGCATCAAGCCGCTAAAGGTATGATCACCTTCGTCCCAGTGCGAGTCGACGGAGTTGCGTTGCCAGCAATCGTAATGGACAAAGCTTATATCGACATGCATCGAAATGGTATCGATACGACTATCCAGCAGATCAAAGATCGAATTTCAGGAAAACCCGAATTCACCCCTAAGCACGCTGCTTTTTCAAATCTGACTTATGAGGTGACGGGCGCGCCAGAGACAGAACTGAAGATCACTGTCAAAGCGTCACATCTCCAGGAATCGAATCCGAAGTTTATGTTTTTGGTCAGAAACAGCGTTGACCAGGTGTTTGCATGGATAGAAGGCGCACCTGGCATTCAAGCACTGCCGCAACAGCCTCACGAGATTGAAGGTGCAGGTAAATTCACGAAGATTGTCATACATCCGCTTAGTGGGAATATCAGACCAAACTTCCCTATGACATTCACACTTAAGCCCAAGACTGGCTGTGAGGCAGTTGAGCTTGTGGATGTTCTTCACGAAACAAAAGCCAACTGGTTTGATCCGATTCCAGGGGTTGGCATCTAACACGAAAGCAATCAATCAAAAATCCCCGCAGCGCGGGGATTCTAATGATTTCTCCATGGTTGTAACGAAATTGACCAGGCTCAGGGTAATGTCGATCGAGTAACGCTGACGACGACTGGATCTGAGCTAACCCCCGAGCTGTAGGTACTAACCCTGATCTCCAGCTCGTCCCGTAACACCCCGCCATTACTAGTGGCCTCGCCCTCAAACCTCCAGCTATTCCCAGTCAAATTGTCCACCTGTTCAACCTTCACGCCCCCAGACCAAACGCCAATAGAAACGGTGCCGGTGAAGGCCTGGTCACGATCGTCAGTGTAAAAAGCGACCTCCTGCGCAGCCCCGCTACGGTACCGCCAGGTAATCTCAGCAACCCCGGAAATCTCCCCACCCCCTACACCATTCACCTGCACTCTCGCAGGCGGGAACACCTGGTCATTGATGCCTTTGACGACAAAGAATCGCTCTGTTGCTTCGGGCTCGGTTTGGCGACGGGTTTGAGTTTTGACGAGCGTCTTTAGGTACACCGCCGAGCCTGCGGTGAACTGTCCTTGAGTGATGCCATAGCCTTCGGAGACGGCCCAGACTTTCGTGCTGACGAGGTGTGCTTTTGCGGTGCTGCCGAAGAGAGCTCGCCTGACGTTTTTGAGCTGAGCTGTGCTGCTGGTCAGGATCGTGAAAGTCTCGTAGCTGAGCCATTCACCGTTCACGTACAGGATGCCCAGGGCTTCGCGATTTTCGTTCTGGCTGTAGTTGTCCAGGAGGCTGATGTCGCCGCTGATGATCGGGCCGGTGGCCACGGTTGCGGGGCTGGCAGACAGAGACTCCTTGAGCTGGAAAACTGGGGTGAACGGATAGACGCCCTGATCACTCCAGGACTCTGTGCCCTGGCGGCTTATTAGCTTGAAGTCTTGGCCAGCGGTTGGCTGTTCTGCTAGCACCATCAACGCTCGGGTCAGGCCTGCGGTCTCGTTGAAGATTGCTGGTGCTTCGACGACTTGGACGCTCACAGGGTCGGTCGGCTCGAACACTGGCTTTGTCCAAGTGCGCTCGCCGCCATCCGCATAGACGGTATTTTGAACACCGAAAACGTCCTGTGTGAGCGTCAATTTTATGGAGCTGTCATTGAGGCTGCCGACATCGACAGACATGACCCTCATGACCAACCCAGAGACGTTAAGGGGTGGCCAATCCAATGTCACTACGTCGAGCATTTCAATGTCGTACATCGAGCGGTTGCACTCGACGATACAGCTGGCCAGCGGCACCGAAAGCGGTCTGAGCTCTCGCTGCGCGACCTTAGCAGCCAGTGCTCCAGAGGAGACGGACATAAAGTCGTAGCTGACGCCATCGCTATCGCCTTTGTGGATTCGCAGCCCCAAGTTTTGAGCCGTTGCCGTGCGCTCGGTGAAGCCATCCGCTATGGACATGTACTTGATTTTTACTTCGTTGACCGCCGTGTCTAACGAACCGCGATTGAAGTTGCTGATGCCTTTGATGTTGCTTGCGTCTAGCGCCGGCAGGTCAGCGATTGTGTAGTCTTCGCGAGCCAATTTGAGCTTCAATTTGCCGCTGCCGGCGTCGGTTACGAGCGAGCCATTGATGACTTTCAGAATGTCATCGATCACTGACGAAGCCTGCTTCGCAGAGTCCACAGCACCACTGACTCCGTAGCCCTCTTCGTACAGAGCTTGGGCACATGCTTCGATCGTCGGCAGGTCTACCATTGAGCTCGAAATCGATGCGCCGAAACGTTTGTCAGTCAGGAATTCATGGATGACATAAGCCGGGTTTGCGTCATCACCGATCACCTCCAGAGCTGTATTGCCAGCGGGTGATTTGGGGAATCTGCTGCAGACGAAGGAGACCTTGGCGGGCGTTTCAGTATTGCCAATGTAGAACTGTTCTAGCACTGCGTAGCACACACCTCGCAGCCCAGACACAAGATCGACACCCACTACACGCTGAAGGTACGCATTTGCCTTTTGGAGCAGACCCCCGCTGTAAAAACTGACCGTGCCCTGGACACCGCCACCGCTCTCTTCACCACCGAACAGGTCTGGCTTGTTGATGGTGAAAGAGCCAGACGAGACTCGGCCTGACCAAGCCTTGTCGTCGTCAAACCAAACCTCTTTAAGCGTTACGTCAGGGCCATGGCAAATGCCCAACTGGACACCCATAAAGTACTTATAGCCAATCGTCATCTTTTTTGACGAGAAGCCTGATTTCACTTTCTTAGTAATTTCTTTTGAGCGGAGATCTCCGTACCAGAGAACGTTTGCACCCCCAAGCTTTCGAGTCCCGTACAGAACTTGAATTGGTCTCTCCGCTGCAGTCGGGAAAGTAAAATCCTCTAACCCAGCAGGTTTGCGGTCATCTTTTACTTTGCTGCTAATAAACATCATTGCGACGGCAATAACCATCATGATGATTTGGAAAATGGCTAATGCGCCCATTGGGTTTCTTCTTAGTTTTATAGGAATGGGTTTTCGTCAGGAATCGTCAGGCATCCTGAGAAGTTGTCAAAGTTGTTGAAAGATTGGCAGGACTTAGCAGAGCGATCACAGCCTTTTGCAAGTTTGACTTGGCTACCTGCTGATAATGAGTCCATCCCGGAGATCATCGTCACTGAATTTTCTTCAGGATCTACTTCCAGGATCATTCGATAGTCAGTTTCGTCAAACGAGACAAGACCTGCCAGGTAATATTCAGCCTCATGGTTTAGTGCTGAAAGAAAGATCTTGGCGCCGCCGTCTTCGACTTTCAAAACTGTCTGGGTTTCTTGGTATTGCGTGATATCAAGGGTGCAGAGATCGTCATAGAGGTGATGGTTGCACTGACTCTGATACCCAAACCTCAGGATCTGACGACGGAGCAATGCGCTTGCTGGGTTGCACGTGAGGGTCGCAATTGAGTTGTTCCAAGCTACGGCGCTCACTTCTCCTGCGAATACGTTGACGTACAGGCTCTTGTCGTCGCGCTGGGATCTGAAGATTTTGAGATTTACGTGCTTAGCGGGCAGGTGCGATCGGAACAGCAATGGCACCGGGGAGTCGCCAGGTAGGTCGATAGTCAGCTGGTTTTTGTAGTCTTCAGCTGTTCTCTGGACTTTGCCGCGTTTCATTGCCAGGGGTTCATAGACAACACCATCAGTGTGAAGGTGTGGCCTAGAGCCAGACGTATACGCAAAGAACTGCGAGCCGAATTCGAACAGATATAGCTCGACCGGCTTGTTAAGTGAGAGTGACCTCTCGATTGATTTCAGAGTCAACATAGATCAGCTGCTTTATTATTTTTGTGATTGAGCTGTCAGAGGGCGTATCGAAAATGTGAGCGAACTCATCCGACTCGAAACGACCAAGAAATAGAGGCGCTATATACTCGACATCTTCCATCCTGATGTCATTGACCGGTTCCTGAAGCGTAACCACTTCGGTTCTGTCCTGGCCCTGGATCGCACTGTCGACGTTTCGATATAGCACAGTTCCATTATACAACTTGAGTGCGATAGCAGGTGCAAAGGTGTTGGACTTTAGAAAGTTTTTATAGTTGGCCTCAGCAATGGTTATCTCAAGTGTCGGGGCTTCTATATCCTTGACCAGATGCATAGCAACTAGAGGGCTTTCGATGTAGAACTCGCCCTGGGCGCCACGCTCAAGTTCAGCAAAGTCATCAAATCGCTTCCGGGATTTTGGGTCGAAGAATCTCCAGCTAAATTGCAGGTACTTAATGGCACCCTGGATACGATCATGGATGTATCGTGCCCCGATGCTGGGATCAAGGGTTTCACGGAGACGCTTGTACTGAAGAGTGCAGTCCCTGGATCGGTCGGGCCTAATATCTAGTACTCGCCGATCATTAAAGATACTGAAGTCGTCAACAGGCGCCGGGCGAAGCAGCTCGACTTCGTCGAAATCGAACGATGCTCCTGTCACTTCGACATTCATTCCGTGAGCGACGGACGAGACCTCATCATTGATCCAGGCCTGACTTACAGGCACAAGGCGAGCGCCGCTTCGATAGTTTTTCTTAACCAATTCACTGAAGGCCACCTCCGGCCCGGCAACTGACGCAACGAGGCAGATCTCCCACATATCAGCGTCAGACAACATGACCCGGCAGCCAGGCACGACCCATGCGCTCAGATCGGTCACCGTGGCTTTGCTATCAAACCTCGAAACTGGCGCTGCGAGCTCGGACTGATATGGCCAAAGCGGCACGAGATGCTTGCCTGAAAAATTTCCTACGAAGTTGCCGAAAAGGTACTGATCCGCATCAGTCAAGCCAAACTGGTAGGTCGCTGACAGTCGAGGTTGATCACGAAGAGAAATCCTCTGCTCAGCGCCACTCCAGCTCTCGATGGTCTCCGTCAAGTAGCTCTGCCGTAGCTCTGGCTGCATGCTCCAGTCGATTGGGAAATGCAAAACAATAGCCATCGTCGCTGAGAGCTGGAAGCTGTATGAGCCTGCCTGCCCGAAATCAAAAGAGGCTCTGTAGCCCAGGTCACCAGATGCCTGGTTAAGAAAAACTGAGTACGATGAAGAAACGAAAGAGTCCACTCGACCAGAACGAATGCCATCCAGGTCGATCCCATCAGCTCCAGATTCAGTAACCCCGGCCAGCTGCAGGCTGGAACGATACGAATGCCAAATCGAAAACTCGAACGACTCTCCGCCAGTGATTAGTCCCGCATCAATCACTGGTGGGGATACGAATACATTGTCGAAAAACACGTCTCCCCATGTTCCCGCCTCAAGCCCTTGATGTACCAGATGCAGGCCAGCGTATCCGACATATCCGTACTCACCGCGCACCCCAGCTCTAGCACTTACCTGCTTCGGAACGAGCGAAAACTCATAGCCACAGTAGCCAGGCTCACTCGCTTCAATGGTCAGGAATCCAGGCGAGATCTTAGGCATCGACTTTCACCGCGAATCCCAACCCGAAGTACGGCTGGATGCGGACAGCCGGAATTTCTTTCCCAAAGAACGGAAAAGTCTTGAAGGTCTGGTCGCCCACAACGTAATCCTGGCCAGCGGTCATGAGGTCGCAATTCACGAAGTACAGGTCATCGAATTCAGCGAATGGAGACCACGCACCGTCATTCAGAACGTACGTGTACACAGGCATCAATGCAGACAAACCATTCAGTCGATTTGAGCTCCGAGCGCTGCTGCCTATCGTCCCGATTTGCCCTGGAGATGAAGGACTGAAATTGGGAACCCGCACGCTACTACCACCTGACAGACCAGATGCAAAACCCCTCGCCCCGGAGTCTTGGTACGAATACAGCCAGCCACTGTAATCAGCCTTAGAAACCCACAGCGATGTGGCGGAGCCAGAGTGGTCGAATGGCAACGTCTTACCATCACCAGCTGCGTATTCCATCCCCGTCAGGACGCTCCCGCCAGTCCCAGAAACGATGACAGGTGCATCGCCAAAGAAGGCATGGCTGTAGCGCCCATTTTCAAATTCAGAAATCAGCAGCACCCGCGCCTCAGCAGTGAACAGATGGTAAGTGCCTGACGACCCGGCGCGAACGTACCGGCCATTGTTGGAGTAGCCAGGCTGTTGAAACCAAGACAAGCCACCATCAAAGCCAGTACTGATGCGCATGTCGACGCCTGACTTTCCGTACCCACTGCTCCAGCGAGCGCCGGTCGGGTCGTAGTCATCGAAGCTGCGCAAAGCGATGTAAGTGGCCCCTTTATGCAAGTGCAGACGTTTCCCGAAGCGGGTGTCAGCACTGTCGACGTATGCATGCAGGTCGACGATCCAGCCCTCTGCAAAAAGCTTCTCTCTCACGAGCTGCAGGAGGTTTTCGGAGCCCGCAAAAGAGCCTGTCTGATATTTCATGCGAGCCTCAGAGCGAAGTATTGGGAGCCCCTGAAGATGTTCGGGACAAGGAGATATTGGTCAGAGCCGATCGTGATGACTGACTCAGCCGAGGCGCCGACGTTGCTCACTGCGAAAACACCGTCCAGGTACCCGCACCACAGGCCATCATCGACACCTTCCCCGGTTGCAGGAGCGCCCGAAACCACCATTGCGTTGTACAAGACATGGTCGCCGGCAAGAGTCTTACCAAGACCACCCACGCCTCCGTCAAACGGCCATACGTAGCCCAGGTCATACCCATAATTCGGTGTGAAACTGAGGCTGTCACCAGAGTCGTTTTTGGCTACCGCCTGCCAGCCACCACCAGGTAGGCAAACCCTCGGAGGCCTAGCAGTCCCGCCATACCATGGGAATCCAGATGTAGTGGAAGCCGTAGAAGACCAGAGATCAGCATCCCCGGAGCCCCCAGCAAAACACGGAAACGGATAGCTCTCAGTATTCGCAAACGGCAGCAAAAGCCCCAGATAAAAACTGTGATAGGAATTGGAGATCCGACAGACCCCAGCCAGGCGCCTTTCCGACACAGACAGCCAAACCTGAAAGCTCTGATCATGAAGTGGCACCCGAGGCAGCTGATACCCACCGACAGGAGTTTTTATGGCACCTATCTGATCGCCAATCCCACGCCTAGGATCGAACGACCGGAACGCCTGCAGCTCGACATTAACGCCGTCAATCAGCAGCGCAACGTACCCACCTGCAGGCACTCGCAAGACCTTAAAAGCAGCCTGATCCGACTCAACAACCCACCCCTCAGCCTGGCAATTGGCAAGGAGTTTGGTCACAAAATCAGAGTGAGATGCAGCAGTGAAAGTGTAGAGAGCCATCTTGTTTTTCTTATGAGCTTTTTATTTATTATAGCAGTTACATGCTTTTGATTTCAGAACGATTTGCGCGAATGTGGTTCATGATTACGCGCTCGCCATCAGGGCCTTCAAGGGCTGAAGCAATCGATGGGGAGTCGAGGACGTTGTTGATCGTTACCTTTTGCTGAGCGCTCCCACTGCCAGTCCCCCGAGCCAACAGCTCATCATTTCTGCGCTGCTGAGCCTTTGTCATAACCTTCTCGCCGTCTTGAAGCACAGCCAGGCCTTCATCGGCATTGAGACCGGAGAAAGATGACAGGGTGCGGAACCGACCGCCGCCAGAGTTGAAAATCCCACCATCATGGTGAACTGGCACTTTGACCGCGCTGGAGGCAGCCCCGACTGCTGTTGAGCCGCCCCCAGTGACCATTCCCAACATGCTTTGAATTGCATACTGCACCAGCAGTTGAGCCACCACCTGCATGATGGTGCTGATCATCGCGGCGCCCATATCAGCGAAAGCTTCCTGAGCGCTTTTGGAGCCACTGATGATTGAGGTGAACGCATCACCCAGGCCGTTCGACATGCTGCCCTGCAGGTCTTTCCAGGTTTTGCTGAAGCTGAAAACCTCAGATTTTGCCGACTCAAGAGAATCCTTGGTTCGATCTACGTCCGCCGAGTTTCCAGTGGCCTCAGCCGCTTTCTGGCCACGCTCGCCAAGGGCATTGACTTGCTGCAGGTAGTCTTTCGAAGAGATCTGATTGTTTTCCAGCTTGCGCTTGAGAGCCGCATACTGCCTGTCAATTTCATCCAGTTCAGCCTTCGCCTTTTTCGCGTTGACTAGATCCTGCGCTGCTGTCGAATCTTCACCGAGATCTTCCAAAATACGTTTGGTATCGGCGAAATCACGTTCAATTTCGAGCAGGTCAGCTTTGTAATCGGAGCCACGGATGCGCAGAAGATCGACCTGCAGTTGCTCCTTGATTGCCTCAACTTGGGCCTTCGAGTCGGCCAGGGCCGAAGCCCGATCAGCCTTGAGCAGGGCCTCCTGATTCGCCAGGGCACTGGTCAGATTCAACTGCTCCTGACGCTTGACCGTGATCTGAGCTTCCAGGTCTGCAATCGCCCCCAAAGCAGTCCCGCGCTCCGAATCAATCGTCGACTGGCCAAGCACTTTTCTCTGTGCCGCGAGCTGCGCCTGGAGCACTTTCAAGTCTTCGCCGATCGAGGCTTTGCGCTGGTCGCCGATCTCCCGGTTTGCTTTCAAATCGATTGCTAGTCGTTGATCTGCAATCTCTCCAGCGGTCAGTTTTTCAGCGGTTGCGCGGGCGTCCAGGGCCTTCTGATCGAGCTGCTGCTGCGTCTGAATTCGCTCAATGGTTTTGTCTATGGCCATTTTCGCGAGATCGCCTTGGAGCTTGGCCTGAGTCGCTGCCAAGGTTGCTGCGGTCTGCGTATTTGTAAGTGCGTTTTTGGCATCGCCGCCCTTGCTGATGCCAAGCTTTGCGCGTGCCGCATCCTGATCGACCAAGGCCTTGTTTTGAGCTTCGATCGCCGCGCCGGCATCCAGCAGCTTGTCCGTGGCCGTCGATATAGCGCCGCTGACCCCACCAACACCAGTCAGTGTCGCTTTGACGGCTTCCTGACCCAGGCGATCAAGGGTCTGCGAGGCTTTGTCCGCTTGTGCAGCAAAGTCTTTGAAGATTCCGCCGCCAAGATCGATGTTTACTGGCTGATTGAGGTCTGCTATCGAGCTGTTGATGTAGCTGCGGACACTGTCGAGGCTTGAAGACATGGAGCTTGCAAGGCTGCCGGGGATCTTATTGAGCAGGCTTTGAATGCCAGGCACGAATGAATTGCCGACGAGTGAGAGGACATCGGCAAAGGCTCGCCGGTAGAAGCCGACAAAGCTGTTCACGAATTTGGATAGGTAAGTCAGGATCTGATCGAACCCCAGGGCGAAGACCCCAGCTGTATCAGCAGCCCCTTTTGCGATCGCGAAGAAGATTGCGTAAAGCGCGTCTCCGACACGGCCAAAAGCAGCAAATGCCTGGCCCGCAGCGCTAACAAGCCCTCTGAACTGCTCACGGCCAGAAGTACCAAGCTCGTCAACGCCAGTCTTCACGTTGGTCGTGCCCCGCAGCATCATCTGGATCAGTGCGGTGAACTCTGGTGCGGCGTCAGCCACCGCTTTCTTGAAGCTGGTGGAGATCGACGTGGAAAGCTCATTGAACGTACGGTTGAGCTGCTCGACGTTTTTTGTGTCCAGGCTGCTCAGGGTGTACCCAGCGGCCTTAGCTTGAGCCATCAACGCTTTGAACTTGCCAGACCCATCTTCAAGCAGTGGCAGCAAATTTCGCAGGTTGTCAGACCCAATCTGATCTAGAAATGTGAACTGGGCGCTAGAAGACATCCCCTTCATGGTGTCAGAGATTTTCTGAAGTTGTTCCAGGGGATTCAATTTCATGAAGGCTTCGCTGGACGTCTTCATGACTTGGAAAAAGTCGATGGCACCACCAGATTGAATTGAGTTCATCTCTTCAATCTTGATTCGAACTTCTTCTAGCGCGTCAACAAACTGCTCAGCCCCGACTCCGCTTGTTTTGAATGCAGCGTACTGAGCAGCAGTCAAATCCTCAACGCTTACTTGCAAGCGCTTTGCTGAAACGTCAAGCTCTGTAAGCTGACCTACCGTTTCTTTAATGGCACTTGCGCCGGCAAATGCAGCAATAAGTGCGGTGATCTTGGCAGTTGCGCTACCAAGACCCTTGGACATGTCGTCGCGAGCCCGCAGGACGAGCTGAATAATTGTAGAACCTGCCATTTCTTATTCTTCTTTTTGGCTAAGTTGGTCGATTAGATTTTTGAACTCTTTGCCATCGCCCGTGGCAATAGCGATGCGGCTCATGTGGTCAGCAATGATCCTGGTCATCAGCTGATCGCGCAGACGCTCTTTATAAATACCCACTAAGTGCAACAGGCGCTTAATCGAATACTGGTAAGGGTTGAGGCCAGCATGACCATTGGCTATCAACAGTTCGCAACATTCAATAAGAACAAGCGCAAACTGCTCCGGGTCTTGCTCTTCAGTAGCTCTAGACTGCTTCCTTGCCGCTTCAAACTGCTTTACTTTTTCAGCAGCGGTAAGATCGTCGGCAGCAGCTTTTCCAGACTTTTTTTTAGGCCGTCAGGGAATGTCAGTGAGAATACTGTTGCCAGTAGTTCAAGCTGGATAGGGAATGGCAGGTTGCGCACATACTCTTCCGCAGCACGCTGCTTACAAGCACACGCAACACAAGCAGCCGCAAAACCCGGAAAGCTCATAAAAATCTCTTTGGAAACATCCGGGTCAGCAAGTGACTCTTTTACGTTGCGAAGAAAAATAGCGCCCAGGGCGTCTTTGTAGCCGTCAACAAGATAAATGAAGTCTTCAGTATTCAGCCCAAATACATCAATGATGACCTCAGGCTTTTCTGCAGATGCTTGAGTAATGGTAATCGGACGCGAGGGGATCACGAGATCGGAGAGTGCCATGCTTTCTTCTTATTATTATGTGGCTTTTATTCATTATACCGAACCCCACAACCCCCGTGGGCCAAACCCAGTTTGACAACAAAGAAATTCGAGGTAGAACTATTTTCGCTGTATACCTTAAATGCTGGAGACGTCTACTGGCGCGGCATGGTAGGCATCAGTAATATTGAAGATGCGAGCAATACACAACAAGAGAGAGATTTGAAATGAACGATATCGAATATGACCCTGAGCTGATTGCAACGAAGGATGAGATCCGCGCAGCAGTACGGAAGATTGCCATAAATTCGGATGCCTACAACTTCGTCGAATTTCGGAAGGAAGTGGAGTCTATCGGCTCTGACCTGATTATTCCGCCAGAAATGGATTGGGTTGTAGAAGAGGCCCTGCAGGAATACAGGTCACTCGCTCTGGACGAGGAGAATGGCCATGTTTGATGCTCGCACTGATATCCCGCCCCTGCTTACTGATTCGCAAATGGACGCAATGTCGCTTCAGGATGTCATGGAGTACATGTGCAAGCGGAAGAACGCTCAGCGCAATGACCCTGGTTACGAGCGCGAAAGGATTGATGAGCTTGCCGAGTTCATCGAAACTCATCTGCTGGATGAGTTAGCTGACCAGGGCTGCGTCGAAGGCTTTTGCTTGAACGCAAGGGCGGGCCTTGAGCGGGAGTTTCCGAAGTATGAAGCGCTTAAAGGATCGTGGTGTACTGCAGCAGCCAGGCAGATCTGGTACAAGTACAACCACTGATTTAAACCATAAGAGGGAATAACCGGCCAACTGGGCCAGCATTCGCCTACTGGTCTGATGCGAACTGATCACTTGGATTTATCGTCCAGGTGCTAATATCTTCGCCAGGCTCGTAAGGAGCTACGAACTCCGGATTCCTACAGTGCAATCTTAATATGCTTATGCCTTCGCAAATCATGTTTGCAGTGTGGCGAGCTTGCAAGATTTGACTATAGTCCATTTCGTGAGCTTGGCCCGACTTATCGTACTTGATCATCTTCATATGGCCACCACCGACCATAGCTAATACTCCGTGGGCAATATGATTTCTTTTGTCAAGCAAGCTTTTAATCTGCTTACACATGTTTAAAATTCTTGATATTGCGGGAGATGACGGCAGCTCTTTTGCTAACGTGTCTATAACCTTCACACGCTCGTCTGTTGTCTTTCTTTTCCAGTTATCTGGCAGGCTGATCGGGAGTTCTTGGTCAGTAAGAATTCCGTAAACCAATATCAGCTGGAAGTCAATTTCATTAACAGCATAGATCACCCAGCCCATGCTCATAGCCCACTGGTGTCGATCTGCCTGTGGAACGCCTTCCATTTGATGTCCTTGCGCACTGACTATTTTGAAATATCCTAACAAAAAAGCCGGTCAGTGACCGGCCTTCTGAGCTGCTGGGCGTCACGCGTACTCTTCTTTGAACAGCTTCGACAAACCGCTGCCGCTCACGGCTTTGGACGCAAGTAGGGTGCCCTTGATCTCCTGCTCCGCGTAGTCGCTGGTGATGAGCTGACGCTGGGCTGCGGGGGACAGAGAGACTTTGTGATACGTGACCTTCACTTCGCGATCGTCTTCGGCAAGGTTGAACCCATCGAAAACAATTTGGACGTTGATGCCGCTGTTCACAAGGCCTTCGAGGCGAGTGGTGGCCTTGCTAGCATACGTGACCTCGATCACTGAGCCGTCCTCGAAACCAGAGTCTGCGTCGAACTCAATGGAGCCACCGGAGACACGATAAAGCCCGGCATCTAGTGGCTCGCCGCCAACGGTAATGGTGGTCACAGATGCGATCACGCCAGGGACGACGACACTCTTGCCCAGGTAGGCTTTGCCAGTCCAGACCTTCGACGCTACGGCGGCGTCTTTGGTCAGCGATCCAAATAGCGCCAGACGCATCAATTCAGAATTAAAATCCTTGGCGTTAATTGTGAGCTCGCCAGTGTTCTTGATGACCTTTGACTTTGCGGTGGACAGAGTGCCATAAGTAGTATCCTGCATCTCGACTTTGTCGCTTGTCAGCGCCAATACAGCCGATGACGAGTGCGCGACAGCAGTGAAGCCACCAGTGGGCTCGTCGTTATCATCAAGCACGGAAATAAGGATTGCGCCATTGCCGATCCAGCCGATACTGGTATCTTTTACGTTTACAGACATGTAATCACCTTTGTTCTTATTATTGTGTAGGGCTCAGGAGAGCGTGATTCTTTGCGTCCAAACTACGTGCCATGCGGAGAAGCTGGTCTTGCTTTTTAGCCCAGAAAATAGCTCCTCCATATATTGGAGTTCCGGAAGCTTGGAATTGGTTTTGCTGTTGCCGCGAAAATTGTCGATTGCATTGGTTATTTCATTAACAGCGTTCATCGCTTGCCGACTAATACCCTTAGTATCCTTATCGATTCTTGCAACGACGCATGCTCCAAATATGGCATCGCACTCAAGCTTCAGTCTTTCCTTCCTGGGAGGTATCGGGCCACCAGGGCATCCTAAAAAGACATAGCACTTCTGGCCATCCAGATTCAGACCTTTAAGCGACTCACTATCGAGCTCACCAGAGTACAGTTCAACTTCCGGCTTGCTTGGCAATTGTTCAATTAAGGTTTTACAGGCTTCTAGATGATCAAGTAAGTTCATAGTTTTCTTCTTATTTTACTACAGGCGACGTATGCTTGAGGGCGTTTTCAATGTTTTCCAGCATTGTTTTTTCATACTCGGCCAGCCAAGCTTTCGGAAGTCCTTGCTGATCTGGCAGGAAACGGCGCTGTCTGACTGTTATGCCGTATTGATGATTGTCGGCATATACGAGATTGGAAGCCAGTTCTAGATTAGTGCCGCGAACGTTGTGCTTCACGCTGTTTCGCAGGCGCCCTGTGTCAAGAAGTGGCTGACCCTGTCTGTGCGTGATTGGAGCCCATGGGTTGCCGTAAGGATCGACTGAGCGTTGAAAGCCGACTTTGACTCTCGCAACCCAGCGCACTCCGATCTGATTTAGACCCTTTTGGACATGCGCATTGTTTGGCCCGAGCTGATTGACCTTCCGAATCAGCTCTTTTAGGGCCTCAGTTCGTATTTCAAGGGTGATCGGCTGCGAAGCTGAAGTGATCACGATCGGACTAGCCTGACGTTGTGAAATCCTGACTTGCGAGTCTCTTTTTCAGCGACCCTCATCCTGGTACGGCCAACTGCCAAGCCTTCAAACCAGCGGATGGCGTCTTCGTAACGCTTGCGGAGCTCATCGGAAGGACTGTCATAAGCACTGTACCGGGCGATGTCGAGCACTGGGCCGGACAGATCGACTATGGCACTGAGGTCAGTCACTGGTGTATCCAGCCCAGCAGCAAGAATGTAGCCGTCAGCCTTGCGGGAAGCACGCTCAATAGCTCTGATTACGCGAGCTTCACCACCAGTCGGCAGGTCATCTTCACCAAATTCTTCGAGGTATTCTTGAAATGTCGAGTACATAGTTTTTCTTAACCAAAGTAACGCTGGGTTTATGGCTCCCTCCCTAGGATCTTTACCCTCAACCCCCACATTCTCTTTTAAAAAGGAAAGAGACCGTTGGGGGTGACTTGAAGGATCTTTTGGTTAAGAGAAACGCTTTTATGACAACGTCATGCCTTTAAGCTCACTGAGAGGGATCACATGCGTGGAGTCCTGATCAATGAATCCATCCAGAGACATGCCTTTTTTCCACATCCGATGCCGAGTTGCGCCCAGCACCTTGACCTGGCCTTCTTCGTCAAGAGACTTGAGAAAATCGTCAAAGCTGTTGGGCACAAGATCTTCATCATCGAACATCGCGATCATTGTTGTCCTGCAGCCAGGATGAAACGGTGGCACCTTCCGTTTCGGATCGCTGACCTTGAACACCTTGCCGTTTAGTGCAGCGCAAGTGACCGTTGTACGGATGTCCAGGATTGCGCTGAGCTGGTACTTCTCCACCCCGGCCTGCTCGAAACCCATCATGTCCGCATTCGCTGTGACATGGGCCGCTGCCGTCCGCACCAAGATCTCTACGTTGCGCCGCGAGGCGTTGAACGGATTCACCGGATCACTCGTCACTGCATCGACGATCTTGCTCACTGATAGCCCGTTCACTACCCCCAATCGCACGGCCCGCTTCACCGCATTTTGCGTAGCCAGGCTCTGTTCGCTGATCCACTCCTTCAAGAGTTTGCCGTCAAAGGGATCACTCTCGATGAACGATCGAATGAAGTCTTCACTCGTCTGAGCACCGCCAATGTCGACTTCGAGGGCTTCGGAATTCCAGTCCGTTTGTGACTTGTAGAGCTCCGTCAGCTCATCTACCAGGTCACGTTCCATTGCGCTGTACTGGTCAGCTATTGCCCGGTCGATTTTCCTGAGCTTGGCCTTTGACTGAAAGATCGTGAGCATCGAGCTGCGCTTCAAGCCGTCCTGAAGCTCTGCAGTAACCTGTTCTTTGAGCTGCTGGAGCTGTGCAACAGCGCCTCGGGCAATCCGGGTGTACTGACCCCTGAGTTGTATGTGACGGGTGATGGCGTCCTTTGGCCGTAACTTTGCCATCAGGCCACCCAGAGCTCAGCTTCGGCCCGGCGCCTTTTTACGAGACCTGGCAGCTTGATCCCTTTGGCGTACACCCACCTCATCAGTTGCCCAGGCACTGCCGCAAAATCACCGCGATTAATCACTCGCCGCAGCGTCGATATCTCGAAATTCCCGGCACCTGCGTTGAACACAAAATCGATCAATGCTGCGATCTGGTTCGCATTGAGCCTGACCTTGACCATTCTCATCACGGCGCCTGCAGCTTTCATCAGGTCAGCTCGTAGCAGCGCCTCAGCCTGGGCAATAGAGATCGCAGGAAACTGATTCAGAGGTGCCCATGCAGTGCGAGAAAGCAGGTGCCCATAACCAATCGTGGGCAGGCCAACCGGGTCGTAATAGGGCTCGATTACAGCTGTCGATCGGTCAGGATCATGCAGCCCATCAAACTCCGGACGACTCACGAGCCTGGCTGCGATCTCAACCGCTTGTTCGAGCAGCGAGCCAGCCATTACTTGGCCTTCGTATGACGCTGCAGGATACGACCACCGAACCAGAAGCTGATGACTGCAGCCAGCATGGCTTCATCAAACTCAGTCCAGCTGCCTTTCAGCGCTTCGAAGCCCGTCATCCCCATGCTCTGCAACGCATGGAACACAGCGATCTTGTAGAACATGTAAAAGCCGACCATCAAATAGGTGATCAGCGGACGACACATCCGAATGACAAAATCGACGTGGACACCGATCAGAGCCACGTAGGCCTTGACCCATCCAGGCAGCGACCCACCCCCAACACTCGAAATCAGCTTGTCGGCATACGACTCTTCGGGCTTATGAACGGCGACAGCTTCAGCAATGTCAGCCTTGGCATTGATCTCCTCAAGCCTCCACATGTGCTCAGACGAGGCTGTTTCCATCCGCAGCTTCATCAACTCAATCTCTTGAGCGTGATCCTGCTTAGCCTGAAACATGTCGAAGAGCTTGGGAACAAATGGCCCTAAGAATCCGAAGATGGCAGATACGATTGCAATCATTTCGATACCCCCTTAACAATCAAGGCATCAATCCGAACACTGATCTTGTCGAGTTTGTCTTCAATGCGCTTGCTGTCTTCTTTGCGCTCAATCTGATAAGTCTGGATTTGAGCTGAGACGATGTCGACGCGCTGATCCAGGAGTTCGATTTTCTTATCGAGGCCTGAATAAGCCCAGACACCTGAAACCACCAGTGATAACAGGGGGATCAGGGCATACAGGGAAATAACCAAGTTGGAGGCGTTTGTCGGCGCCGGGGGAGTGGCTGACATTTATTATTCTTCTTATTATTGTCAGAAAGGGCTCTATGGCCTATGTCTGATTGTAGCATGCGCCATTTAGCAAATGGCGCAATGTGGTTCCCTATTATGTATTATTTTCCGACTTGGAAAATGTGCACCACAGTTTCTTACCTTCTGGGTTACGACCTGGCTCCCAGAGCACCTCTCCGGTAATTTCCGCTGGGATTCTATAGACGATTTTTGTTGGCATCGTAACCAGCGGATTCACAGACTTGAAGTAGATGCCATAGCCCTTCTGCATAACAGATTCAGTCGTGTCGTAACGAAGTTCCTTCTTTTCCGGAGTGATTATTATCAAGCTACCCTCAGAAGGCAGTCGACCTTCAGAATCTTCATTTTTGAATGTAGCGTCAATAACAACGAATTTCGACCCAGCCCAAGAGTCGGGTTCGCTGAACCTATTGTTCGTGCCCACGCTAGATTTTATTTCGCACGAATTCATTCCGACTGTGAAATGACCAAACCTACCTTTCTTAAATGAGCTCTTAGTGAGTGCGTCGTACTGGCCAGGTTTGGTTTTACCAAAATAAATGGATTGGCTTGCGCATCTGGCGATCTTGGAAGATAGGGGCTTATATTCTGATTTCGCCCCAAAGAACTTTTCTGTATCTCGTCGTACCAGGAACTCCTCGTACCGAGCCTTGGCAAGCCAGTACTTTTTCTGCTGCTCATCTAGCTTATCTCTTGCTGCATCGAGCTCAGTGACAAAGGGTGTAGGGCCAAAGTTTTTTTTCATGTCAGTGATGATTGAGTCTGCCCCTGACACATAGCGAAAGATCGACGCTCCGGAAAGGGTTGTTAGCGTAGAAATTAAGGCAGAAGCCTCTGAAGCTGGGTGCTGCGACCTCAGTTCGCTGAACACGTTATTGCAGGACTCTGAAGACAGCCTTTCTTCAGCGTGAACAACAGTGCCAGCAACCATCAAACCACCAAAAACCGAAACCCTTAAAATCCGCACGCGCACCTCCATATGAATCACCGAACCGTCTGATCTCATTCTGCCAGCGCGCCTGAGCCTCACCAAGACTTTTGCGGCCAAACCACCGCCGAGGGGTTAGTGGTTTCCGGGATATCGCGAAGGCCTTGCCGGTATACTGCCAGAGCCAAGCGTGTGTCCTGGTCGACCTCGGTGCCGGCGATGAGAGCTTGGTCGTGAAGCATGCAGACCCTGGCGTCAGCTTCCTGCAGTAGCTCTGAGCGTTTCTCTCGAATAGCTTTCATCAGAGCCGCACGATTGGGCTCGAAGCGCAGCTGGCCATCGCGCACTACTGGGACGAGTCCCGAATTGAGGCTCGGGGCGATCGCTGAGGTATCGGGGATTTCCAGATATTGGAGGCCTGGCATTTCGTCATCCGTGATGCGAAACACGAAGCCCGTGTGGTTGTAATAGGCACGCATGAGGTCACTTCTTGATGTAGTAAGCCAAGTTCGATTCGGGGCGCTGGATGTTCGGCAGGATCAGGGTGTAGCCTGGCCCATAATCCGCTGCGTTTGTTTGCACGCTACCGGTTTGCCCCATCAAAGATCCGGTCGAGCCCTGACCACCGACAAATGCAAACTCGTTACTCAGCACATCAAAGTCAGCGTCAGCGTATCCAGACATGACTGGCGCAGCTGACCAGTTACTCCCGCTGTCAAACGAGATCATGGCTGGGCTGCTCGACTCCGGCACGGCGATCAACAGGCTGTAGTCGTTATCGCTGTTGATCGCGACCAAGCGCTTCAGACTCATCAATGGAGGGAGCGTAATTGGGTAGTTGTACTCGTACTCAAGCGCCCTGAACTCCAGGGACGATCTATTGGTGTAGATGAAGACAGAACCGAATCCGCCACTCTCGATGCACTCATGCTCAACGTCAGCAGGAATCTCAAGCATGAGGGCTGTAGAGACCTGCTCAGACCCCATGGTCAGCTTGTACACACCATGGATGCCGGCAATGGTGAGCTGAGCATAGATCTCATTCGACCCAACTAGCTTGATCGGTTTCGAGACGTCCACATCGATCGCCCCTACCTTGACGAAGCTAAGCCCATCAACAGAGCTGTAGATAGTGAGAGCGCCAGACTCAATCACTGCGAGGATTGTCTGGCCAAAACTGGTCGCCACTGCACCCACAAGGCTGTCAAATGCTGCATTGAGCGCTACGTCCCCGGTATCTCTGAACACAGTGCCAGACGTTCCGTAGTAGATGTGAGAGGCGGTCTTGAAAACAGTCATGCCTAGCGGGTAGTTATTTGGCGATGGATTTCCGGACTGGAACACATGCCAGTTGGCTGCAGCTTTCGCCAACGTGGCTTCCCCGCTGCGGAACACTTGTGAGTACAGATCGGTACCAAACCTGGCCTCCGAATTTTCGTTTAGAGAAACCCTGGTAGCCCCGTACTCCTTGAAGTTCAAGGCCACTTTCAGATCGTCAAGCCCCTGGTCATAAATGTAAGCGCCGTTGCATTCCAGCAGCCCTTCATAATCCCCGCGCGGTTTGAGCAAGATGTCACCGACCTTCACAGCTTTGTCAGCAACCTGCTCAATCGACACAGCCTGAGATGACCCTGGCTTGTGAGCGTGCAGGCGCATCAAAGCATCGCCAGTCCAGGCCGGCAGTTCACTGATTGTTTTCATACACGATCACTTCGTCATCATCTGTTCTCTCAGGCTCGTACTGCCCTTGAGCAATCTCAAAAACCATGGCATTTACAAGAATCGAAGGCGCCGTGCCGGCGAAACGTCGACTGCCCACACTGAGCACCCCAAAGATCGCCGCAGCCCCTATTTTTCTAATCATTTGACTGCGTGCACCCAGCATTCAGCGGCGTCGACACCGTCCATCAACCGCACCTGTAGTACTGCACCTCTGTCAACGGCGATGAAAGTGCCCCCACGTGCATCCATAGGCGGCGAATCAGTACTAACGACACCGCCAGCGGATACATGGATGAGGGAGTTGCAAAAGAGATACGCAGCCTCCGATTCGCAAGGCTCAGCCACCAGCACTTCAGCCCCCGATAGCTCTTTCCGCCCCAACAGCTCAGCAGGCGCAACGATCGGCAGCGGCTCACGCTCACGCGTCTGAGCAGTAAACAAACCATGACGCTTAATCATCTCCGGGCAACTCCACCGAGGCCTTCCGACCACGACGCTTCGGCTTTTCAACAGCAGGCTCAGGTTCACTAGGGGCCGATTCAACAGTCCCCCCAACGAACAGATACCCCAGGCCAAGCCAGTGCGCTTCTGCTCGCGATCCAGCGTCCACAAACACCCTGTGATCACCCAGCTGCAGTGAATTTACCGATACTTCGCGCTTCATTTTTGTTCTCTAATCGTAAGGTGTTCCACGTGGAACATATTATGGCGATTACTAAATTGAGTTCAGGAGAAAGGGCCCCGGAGGGCCCAGTCTGTCAGTGGCCGCCGAGGCGCAGGGCGCGTTCTGGGCTGACGGTCTTGAGGCCGCACAGTGTTTCAAATTTCCACTGAGTGGATTCTGTGCGAGGCTCGTACCAACGAAGCATCCGGAGCGAGATCCCGGTGCGTGGGTCAGTCATCTGCGCGATGTTCACGCCGGCAGCGTCTTCAGGCACTTCGAGGTTGCGGAAGGCGATGAGGAACGCGGACTTCGTGAACGCCAAGTCGATCGGGTGATCGCCCAGCACGCTGACAGCAGAGCCCGAGGCGATTGCGTCAAGAACTGCCGGGTAGACTGGAACAGCAGCGCCAGTGGTGTCGGCGGTGACTACGAAAGTCTGGTGGCTGCCAGCAACCGAAATCACATCGCCCTTCAGGAAAGTCGCTCCGTTTACGCCAGCCAGGGCGAGCGTGGTGGAGCCAGCGACAGCCTGAGCAGATAGGGTCATGCCAGCGTTAGCAGCAGCAGAGCCAGCGATGTGATATGGAGCTTGAACGTCTGAGTACAGATCGAACCCATACTTGCGACCGATCAGGCCTTGGCTGACCACGTTCGCATCGCCGCTCTCGTTGATTTTCGAGAACTCCAGCAGCAGGTCTGCTTCAGTGTCCGAGGTCAGGACGATGCTGCGACCGTTCAGGATTTTGCGGTTCTGCATTTCCTTCCGAGCGCCGATCAGATCAGACTTGTCGCGGCCAGCGGTCGAAGCCGGGTTGCCCGAGATGTACGGGATGTCCTTGTACAGCGCGAACAGGTTTTTGTTGACGGTACGACCAATGGCGTCAACAGCAGCGGCAGCAGCAGACGGCAGAGTCAGGGAGTTCGCATGCGCCAAGAACTCAGCGTCTTTCATCGCGAACTGTTTGTACAAGTGACGATCAAGTTTCACGTCGACTTTGCCGGCAGTGATGTCCTCAGACTGTGAGCCAGCCGAATCGGTTGGATGGTCTTCAGCATCCGAGAATTCAATGGGCTTTGCGATTCGGATCGTATCACCGTGATTTTTTGCCTCATCGGCTGTATCGACGCTGACGAGATGGGGCATCGTGAGCTGGCCGTAGAGTCGATCGATGGCCAGGGGCAGAATAACCTCTGTCATGAGGGCTTCAGTGTCGTTGCCGAAGCGAATCAGCGACACGAGAGGGAGCATTGCAGTCATTACTTCACCTGTTTTTATATTTTTATTGGTGATGGATATGGAGGATTTGACGCAGCATCAGCCCACAAGGCGTGATGGTTCCGGCACAACCGGAGGGGCTTGGAGGCCCCGAAGTGAATCAGTTGATGACAATATCGCCAGAGGCTCTTTTTGCGAGCAAGGCTTTCTTTTCTTCTGCGCTTGCCGCGATCAAGGTGCGTTGCCATTCTGCGGTGCTAATGGCTTTTCCAGCTCCTGTGACGCCCCTGGAGCCTGAGCCTGGCATTTGTTTGAAGTAGTGCGGTTTCGTTGCTGTTAGCCCGGAAATCCACTCGTCAGGAGTCAGAGGTCTGCCGTTTTTCCCGATCGAAATATTGCCACTGGAATCACGAGCTACAAGCTCCCCAGCATCGTTGAGCTGCCAAGTATTGCCGGCAACGGACATCAAATCATCGAGCGCTGAAGGGTGGAAGAACTCGTTTTTTAGCGCCACTTGGCCGATGCTTTGCTTGATCTGGAACTGCTTGAGTTTAAGCCTTTCCCCATCAATAGCCTTGCGCAGATCTTCTTTTTCAGCTTGCTCAGCTGCCAGTTTTTCCTGCCAAGTAGAGCTGTTGGCATTGATGCGCTTGTCGAGCAGAGCCTGAAGGTCGAGCTTGCCGGCCTTCAAAGCCTCCAGATCATCTTTTTCCTGGATGCCTGACTCAAATGTCTTCATTCGCTCCGCTAGGGATTTCTTCTCGTTCAAAAGCTCGGCGTTCTTGCTTTTGAGAGGAGCGACTTCTTTCTCTACGTGAGATTTAACGAAGTCAAGGAAGGCGGGGTTTTCTGCAAGGGTGTTGAAGTCCAAAGGTGGAACTTCATCTTCGCCGAAGCGAATAAGGCTTACCAGCTTGTGCATCTGAAACATTTAGTCCCCCAAGGACGTTGTTTTCTTATCGTTATGTCCTAATTATATCAATGCCAAACACACAAAGGGGGACAAATGCAAATATTTTTCAGGCTTTTTTTCGGGCATGGAACAGCTTGAGAAACTGCTGCTCAGATGGTTTAAGCAGATTCAGTGTATTGTAAAACGACTGGCTTGGTACGAACTTTCCGGTCTGGGCTCGATACAGAATGTTGTGAACAAAACCCGTGTCCAACATCAGTCGCATAATCTCCAGTGAAGCCAGTTCCTCGTCACCTTGGCTATTAAACGGGACAACTTCATCCAACGCCTCGAACGCCTGATACAGCTCCATAGCGTTCAGCTTGCGCTGTGGCTTTCGGCCTGCGGGTAATCGGTGCAAGTAAAAACGAACCAAGAGCATGCCAACATGGAACTGAGAGTTCATCAGCGCAGGGGCGATTTGCTCAATGATCAGCTCGTCCTGATGCTCCGCAAGCTGGTTCAGCAAGCAACGCACAAGCTCGTAATCCCCAGAAATGGGCGCATTCCGCTGAGTCCCGAGCAGCACCGCTACAGGCCCAACAAGTGTGGCAAGCTCCAGCAGCATCTCGCGATACTCGTCATCCATCGGCTTGCTTTTGCCATCAATTCCCAGGGCATGAAGGTGGTCGGCGATGTCGGCCAAGAGCTGGACAGTGCCGGCCTGGAGCTCGTGTTTGTCCAGGTGATGGCGGATAGATTGGAGGCCACGGAGGTTGCGGGCTTTGAAGTGTTGAAAGACTAGCTCAGCTGATTCTGACATATCTCACCATTCGTTAATTTGTGACAGAACCTCCCAAACTAGGGAGTTCAGAGTCTCTTCGTCGAAGGTGTCGACGCAGAATTCATAAGTCGTGTGTCTGAATTTGAATCGTCCAGAGCTCAGCAGGTACCTGACCATGCATTTGAAAATCTGCCAGTGCTGCTGGTCTCCAAGTTCTGCTTCGATACCCCACTCTTGAAGGGCCATCTGGCGTTTCCCGCGAAAACAATGAGACGCTCCTGGGTAAAAGTTTTTGGCCTTGTCGAACCCCCCGCAGAGGTAAGTCGCGCAAAGGTGCCGGGTGGATTCATCGCATACCAGCACAGGCTCAACTAATGAAGTGGCTGCCATTTCAGTTGCTCATTCTTATTATTTTTATGCTTCATTATTACCATTGAGCTCGAACAAAATCAATATCATGGCATTTATTTATAGCGCCATACACGGTCGTCCTGACGGATTGGGCTTGACCAGCCTGCAGGCGTGAGACACTGTATATATGTCCAGCAACCACTGCAGTGCAACGTCATGCTCACTCAACTCCCTCACTTATCGCTCAGCCAAATCCCGCTTCCACTTCAGCTCTGCAAGCTCAAGGCAGGCTTCCCTAGCCCTGCGCTGGACTACGTCGAAGACAGGCTGACGCTTAATGACGTTGTGAAGCTCGACCCCCGGTACTGCTACCTTTGCCAGATCGACGGCGACTCCATGGTCGACTACGGCATCCAGCCCGGAGATGTAGCAGTGATCAGTCGCAATGAGCCCGCGAGGCCAGGGAAGATCGTGGTTATCAGCATCGACGGTCAAAACACGCTAAAGCTGCTGTCTGAAGATGACCAGGGCCCGGTGCTCCTCGCTGGCAACAGTGCCTACAAGCCAATCAGACCTGGCGACGGGGAAGAATGGGTTTTTCACGGAGTGTTGATCGCATGCACCCGCCTGTTTTGAAGCCTGAGTGGCGTTTGAGCGCAAATGCTTCCAGGGTCTTTGGACTCGTGGACTGCAACAAATTCTATGCTTCCTGCGAGTCTCACCCCCTGTGGCGTCCAGATCTCATCGGCAAGCCTGTCGTGGTGCTCAGCAACAACGATGGCTGCGTGATCGCGATGTCGATGGAAGCGAAACGAATGGGTTACAAGATGGGTGATCCGCATTTCAAATTGCGTGATCGCCTGCGCGACGAGGGAGTGACCGTTTTCTCGTCGAACTACACCTTGTACGACGATCTGAGCAACAGGGTCATGATGACTTTGGCTGATATGGTGCCCGAACTAGAGGTCTATTCAATCGATGAGATGTTCGCTGACCTGACGGGAATTCCGGAGCTGCAGGGATTTGGAGAGCATCTGCGGAACAGGGTTTGGGGCTGGGTCGGAATCAGGGTTGGTGTGGGCATTTCAGCTACGAAGACACTGGCCAAACTGGCAAATTGGGCTGCAAAAAACTGGAAGGGCCTTGGCAGCGTGGCGGTTGTACTAGATGACCAACGACACGAGCTGCTTCTCAAACGGGCTCCCGTCGATGAGGTTTGGGGGATCGGGCGTCGGTATGCTGAGAAATTAAAGGCACGCGGCATCGAAACAGCTTGGCACCTAGCCTGCTGTGACGAACAAGCAATGGGCCGGGAGTACAGCGTAGTGCTGCAGAGAACAATCCTGGAGCTACGCGGCATCCCATGTTCAGATCTAGAGCTTAAGGCGCCGCCAAAAAAGCAAATCATCAGCTCCAGGGCGTTTGGAACTCGACAGCAGGGCTGGAAGCCAATCGAGCAATCCATCGCCTCTTACGTTGCTAGAGCGGCTGAAAAGCTTAGGGCCCAAGGCTCTGTATGCCGGCGACTCGACGTGGGATTGATCGTGCGTAAAGCAACTGTTGATAGCTTCCAAGACGCACACTCTACGGCCTCTGCGAAGCTGGTTACGCATACCGATGACACCCTGGTACTGCAGGGGGCGGCAGTTTCTTTGGCTAAGAGAATCTTCGACGACAGTGCAGTCTATGCAAAGTCATCAGTAGCCCTGAGCGATATCTGTCAGCCCGAAGAGCTCACGGGCGACATGTTTTACATCCCAAACGTGCAGAGCTCAAGAGCTAAGGTTCTCGATCAGATCAATGCCAAGTTTGGCAAAGGCGCCCTTCGGTCAGCTACCACGATCGGGGACATGCAGTGGAGCATGCAACGCGGCCATCTAAGTCCTTACTACACCACCCGCCTGGCTGACCTCCCAAAACTTCGGTAAAGCGTTTCTCTTAACCAAATCACTTACCCAAGTCAGCGCCTGTCAGGTAGTCAATCGACTCAAACTTCCCAGCATCCATCAGCCTCTGCCGAAGAACCTGCATGAATTCCTTATCATTCTTCAAAAACTTGTCGCACTCAGAATCAGTCTTGCATTCATCTAGAATAGCCGCACGCTGCTGATTAATAACTCGATATCGACGAATAAACTCTTCCCGCTTCTTATCATGAAAGCCTTGAATAAGCGACTTCATACTTCCCCCGTAAATCATATCTTTAAAATTACCCATGTACTTCAGGGCGAATTTCATTAGAGCCAGATCATTTACAACTGAGAGACACCAGTAGTACTCATCTGCCGCATTTTCTTTGACAATGAGAATCTTGTCCAGTCTGGAAACAAACCCCTGATCCCACGCAACCGCAGCAACCTCATTCCCCAAGGCATGAAACAACAAGTCCTCATCAGCAATCGAGTCAACCAGCGCCCATACCTTGTCAAACCCTCGCTCGCGATAATAACTCGCTGGCAGCGCTAGGAAGTTTGAGTACAAAACAACAATCAGGTCACGCTCAGACCTGTATTTAAGGCGCTCATAGATTACATAGCCGTCTTCTGCCCTTAGCATTACTGGGAATACCCATTGCAAATACCTAACTAGCGACAGTCGCATTCTCGCTCCCAGTGGCTTGTTGTGCATAGTCACTCAGCGCACTACAGGCTGCATCGATATCGCTATTCTTGAGAGCCCAGTAAGCTTTGGACATGATTGTATCTAGGGCTTCATTGCGACCCAGGTCTTCGAATAACACCGTATTTAGCAGATGCCACAGAAACTCAACATCATCAAGATTTGCTTGCTCGTCTGAAATGCTATGAGCGATGCTGCTGAGGCATTCAAACTCCCAGTCTACGTGAACTGTTGTTTCAGAGAATGAGTAAACCTGGGACACATAATCAAAGAACTCAATGAAAGTGCCAAACTCGCAATCATCGAAATAGTAGTTGCCACCCTCAAATCTGATCGCAGCTGGGGAACAGAACCTGATGATATTTTGGAGGTACATCATAGCCCCAACTCCGAGCCAAACGTGTACTCCCTCTGTTCAGCAGTCATCAATGCCACTCTGCCGCGAAGGAACCCCAGATCCCCACTTAGGAGTCGACGCAATTCATCTTCGCTCTCACAAACAGGGTACAGGTGATAAGCGTGAGGCCTATCCAGCTGCAACTCTTTTAGAATCAAAGGGTGCATCAAATCGAAGATATCGTCGTAAGCCTTTTTTTTATCGATTCCCAAGCTTACAAGATCGGCAGAAAACCTCTCGCCAACATCCGCTCCGGCGTGAGCAGACTCGTAATTCCTAGAAAGAATGCCCGCAATACATTTAACCTGTGAGCGCCTGGAAGAATCGCTATCTCGCTCAGTAGTTAGATATGTGAGCCAAAGCCGGCGAAGTTGATCAAGCCGCTCTTCTCTCAGCATCCCTAGAAACCGTGCAATAAAGTCATTAGGGCCAGTGGCATTAAGAGCTGCTGTCGAAAACGGAGGGGAAAAGCTAAGAACAGGGCCATTCCAAACCTTGAACTTAAAACTGACAACAACTGCAACTTCCAACAGCGACGAGCAGTAGCGTTGCACGATACCATCCGCCGTCTGCAGCTGAACCAGGTACTGCCCGTCCTGGAACTTGAAGCCACCGATCATCGAGAATCGGTCGTAACTCTCGATTTGCTCGTTCAGCGCACGCTCCAGGAACTCATGACTCTCTGCTGAGATGCCAACGAGCCCCCTGGCTTTCGCAAACCACCTCCACGCCGCGACTTTTGGCTTCAAAAAACGGAGCAGCAGGCGGTCTTTCGGTGAGATGAAGGTAAGCATGACCAGCCCCGCAAATATCATGGCATTTATTGACAGATTGGCAATTGGGGGTAGAAATGTCAAGGGCCCAGCGGGGCTGGCCAGGCCTTGGAGTGCTGAGGATTAGGCGGTTTTGAGGCGATCCAGGCGTTCGCTGGCAATTCTCGAAAGGCACGCATGGAACTCAGCTAGGCAAGCTGCCGCGCACTGCTGTTGCCATTTCGGGAGCTGCTTAAGGTCAGGCCGCTCAGAAGGTTTGCGAGTGTCCTGCTGTGCTAAGCGAAAGCACTCGTCTACACAGAAATCCTCGACCTCAGGAGCGATCTGAAAAAGGAAAAATGTGCCACAGGAGAATTCAATGGCGGCTTTGGCGTCTGCGTAGATTTTGCTGATGTCCATGATGCGCTCTCTTATTGTTATGTCCTTGCATACTGTCACTATGCAGATGGAGCAAAAGAGAGCGCAACAACTATTTAACGATGCAAGGGCCGATTCAGCGCATCAGGAACACTTGCTTATCATCGGCATATTCGGGATTGTCGGACTCGAAAACCATTACGAAGCTCGAATCAAATTCCTTAGCATCATAGACGGCGGGAGGCGCGCAAAAACCAAACTCATCGGACACCTGGGCTTGGCCCGCGATGATGGTCAGGATTTTACTCATCGAACCGGAGCACGAGTTTCCACCCGATTCGATTGCGAGCAAGAACTTCTCGTCAGCCCCAGGCAGCCTGGCAATCCCGGAGATATCGTACTCATCCTGATAGACGGCCCTTCCGTTAAGTGACACCGCCGAACCATTAACTGTTAGCTTACCTGCTGTGCTCTGCGCTTCTTGACCAAAAGCCATTTTCAACGGCTGCATTTTGGACAGTTTAGCTAGCGTATAACCTACATCCCGCTCCTGCACAGCTTGCGGCGGAGTGCTACCGAGCAACCTATGATAAAGGTCGAAGTCAGTATAAGAGGCGCTAACAAGATAGAGCCCACTGCGCGCTTTTACTTTCGAGATTCTGAATTGCTGACCAGTCGCATCTTTATCGTCCAGTGTAGAGGTCTTGCTCCTTCCGTCACTGATCAAGGTCGTCGCCGGAAGACCCTCTAGCCGCTCATTGATTGAAACCAAATTCAGGCCCGACTCCTTGGCCCGCTGCGCTATGAAACCATCGACCTTGGCCTCATCACCGTGTATCTGATTCAGCACCGATACGACCTGGCCTTGCTTTCCAATTGTTACGTATACAGCTTCCCAGGGGCCATTGAAATTCACGCCAGAATTTGGAGTGTTGCTATAACGTTCCTTGAGATAATTCAGATAAACAGTGTAATGGCTAACCGTCTTGGGTCTTTCGTTGAACTCAACCCGGCAGCCATTGCAAAACGCCAATTCTTTCTTTGCCGTTTCGAAGCTTTGTCCAGTAGTCACGCCGTACAAGGCTGGCTGGGCCTGAGCAAGACTAGATGCAGATACTAGACAAAGAGCCGCCCACCATTTTTTTGCAGACATACCTATTCCTTAGGCTTGAAGCCAGCTTTCGACTTCCTGAGCGCCATGCTCCGACTTCCAGGCTTTGAGGGTGCTGTGATTTCCGCCCTTGGTCTCTACCACTTCGTTGGTATGCGGGTTCAGATAGCGCTTCACTGCTCGCGGCGCACGCTGCCCCTTACGCCCGTCAACCTTGCCCGAAGCAGTCAGCCCTGGAGCCTTCGAAGCCTGTGGGTCGAGCAACGCAATCACGTTCCGCAGGCTGTATCCGTACTCCGCCAGCAGCTTGCGCAGTTTGTCTTCAAACTCCAGCTCCTGCTGCAAAGCCTGGCTGCCTTTCAGGGCTTCGAGGGCCTGGAGTTGCTCGGCGATCTGACGTTCCAAGGCTCTGTATTCTGCGGCTTTCGACATGGGTGATGCTCCTTTTAGTAAGTGCCATGAAATCTAATGGCAGAAAAGTCAAAATGCCAGCTTTATGTAGTCCAGTTGTTGTACGAGTCGAGAATACTTTCTTCCGGGGCTTGCGGAACTGGATATGCGTACAGTATATTTTTGGTATGGATAGTGATACCACAAAAAAGAGATAATATCGTGACCATCGTGAATAACTGTGCATTGTTCAGCCCTGACTCAATGCCGCCAGAAATGCGGGAAGTATGGGTTGAGCTTGCCAAGCAGGCAGATAACGAACGTCGGAATGCCCATGTAATTAGATTAGATGACTATCCCTTGGTTCGCTTAGCGACTTTAGAGCTAGGGAAAGAGGAAGTCAGGAATATTTCATATGAACATAGGGGCTATTTCATTCAAGGCGAAACAAAGGAATACTTAAACCAGCTACGTTCCAAGCTAGGCGCCCTGTTTCTGGCTGACACATCAAAAACACATTTACGCGAATATGTAGATCAAAAGTTCGGCGCTGACCTGGGCCTTTGACCCTTGTCTTTTTTTTCAAATCCATCTGCAGCACATAATAATAAGAGAGAAGACAGTGATCTACAGCATTCACAGGAACGCCAGCCTATTTCAGATTGTCGTTAAGGGCCGAACGATGCTTCTGATGGAGCTTTTCATGGGCTCAGACCACGAACACAAGCTTGGCAATGGATATCGATTCATGATTGCTGCCAAGCGTCTTTTGGGAGAGGACTGCCTGAAAGCGATAGCGAGCAAAAGAGCTGAAGGCGGTGCTCTAGTTCCCTACAAGGATACCTATAAGTATGTGGGCTCGGGAGTCTATGAGTTTTACAATGAAGTTAATGAGGAGCTTGTCAGGGCCTTTTTTGACGATAGGATTGGCATGGATGACCTGCGCTTCATTAAAGGTGACTACTTAGCCACCCACATCGTTAAGCAAATTGACAGCCAAATGCCTGGATACAGGGAAAAGTACGCCATGCGAATGTCGAGAGGAGCCTTGGGCTGGGTTTTCGAATGAGCATGCCACCGCCAGGTGGCTTTTTGTTTACAACCAGTCTTTCTTAACCAAAACAAACCAAACCCGCCTCATGGCCGCACCTAGGCCGCAGCTGGATCAACATGCGAAGCCTGAGGCCCGTGCTGCGCGATTTTGCAGTCAAACGCCTTTTTGAGATCTACCGCGCTGATCAGAGCAAGGAGCACCTGGCATGGGTGAGTGACCTGGGGCTGGCGGGGTATCTGGGGCTTTAGGATTCCCTGCGGCTGAGGTGCTCCAAGCGAATTCCTTCGAGCTTGTAATGAAAAGCAGGGAATCCGATTTCAAATACGCCAATGCCATTCTGAGACGTAATGGCGCTTGCAAGATAATCGTAGAGCGCGGGGCCTGTGCTGCGACCAGTTGCTACGGCATCAGCAAAGGCATCATTGGCGTCTTGCTCGTGAAGCTTCCTCATGCCAATGACAGCCACTTTTCCTTCTGGTATCTCTTCCATAGCCACAGTTGCACCCTGTGTGGCGCAGGGCAGGATTTCATAGCGGTAAATATGGTACTTCTTGGTGTCAGGGCAGCAGACCCCAAGGATAAATTCTGCCTGGTAAGCTGAGAACATGCTCTCCATGCTTTTATGCTTTTTGGCCTGGATCAAGACTGATTGCACTGAGTGTTCGACGACACTGGCAATAAATTCGGCTGTCAGCAGATAGTTGGAGCCCAGATGACGCTTCTGGAACATATCCATATCATAATCCCCTTGAAGAAACTTCCTTCCTTCGCAGGGCATTGCAAGCTGATACTTACCGGCCAAATAGGTGGGTTTCAAATCCGAAAGGTGGTTTCGAATAGAGTTCATGATGTGCTGGGCGACTAAGGTGCTGCCGGCAAAGGCTATACCGCACCCACCCTCGTAGTTATAGCCCAGATACCCATTAAACCACTCATCCAGGAAATTCATGCCAGCGACCCGAACAGGAGTTTCTACAACCTTCTTGAACCCACTTATGAGCAGCTGACCCCTTTGAGTGATACTGCTATCCGCAACGAAGAAAATTCCATCAGTGAATGTACTTTTAGACGCCCCGAAGCTCATATCGATCAGCGAATGCCCAGCAATAACCAATGTCACGGATGCCACCTCCATTTGGGTAAGCACCAATAATACCAGAGCACTGTTTGACAGCAAACTACTTTCAGGTATATCCGGGCTTGGGGGATTGCGCCACTATTTACTGACAAGAGATAATTGCTCATACCAGAACAATAACAATGCGAAAGCCTCGCGATAGGCTTAACCTATTCGGGCTATAGCGGGGCGACACTGTGGACATCATTCATGTATATAAAGAACACCTGAAAATATTGGGCCCTGAAGCGACGTCAGCAAGGATATGGGAGGTTAGCTCGAAGTACGAATACCTGATCGACCTTAGAAATGACTGGCTCCTTAACGACAACAAAGAATCTAAATATGAATTCCAGAGCTCTGGCAGATGGAAGCCGATTAGCTCATCAAACCTGCAGGCTGTAAAAAGCATTGCAAAGTCAGCTAGATGCGCCCTGAAGAAAAACAGGCAGTACATGATTGGGGGGAAAGTGCATTGGGTATTCCCGCCAGGGTTCTTGGACGATCTCTTGAATATTTTGATCTCTGACGTCAGAAACAGCATGAATGGTGCGTCAGACACAACCAGAGACTTCATTTTCAGCATGGATCTAGGCCTGTAACGCCCCCCCAACAGCCCCAGAAGCCCCGCCAGCTCGCGGGGCTTTTTGCATTCAAAGATCTTGTATCACCCACCTATCACCGTTGAATACGAACCTGTTGTCGGAGACAGCTGATATGTATTCATCGAGGGTGAACACGCCCCTGGGGATTCCGATCTTTGTATTTCCTTCATTGGTCGAAAGGCTGGCATAGAAGAAATCAGGCATGGCCACCAAGGTCTCGTGCTCCTCTAGGCTCCGCTTATGGTGCACTTCAGCACGATAACGCTGATTGAATATGCGTTTAACTAAGGACTGGAACTGGTCGAACCGCACGATCCAGACACAACGAATTCCGTGGCGGGTGTATCGCTCAGTTCGACGGACGAAGTCTCGGATGTGCTGATGCGAACGTTGGATCTCTACCGCTACGGGGCCTGTGGGGGATGTGAGCATTACGTCTGCGCGCCATCGATCCTTCCCGGTGCCACCAGAAAGCTCGTGAACACCCTCAAGACCAAGACGCTTGATTGACCCGATTACCAAGTCCTTCGCCTCCTGGTGCCAGATCGTTTCTGGGGCATTCGCACACTCGCTGCCGTAGTGAGCGAAGTGATGGACACCGTTGGGGCTGGTCTTGGGGATTGCACGCGCCCCGCAGCAAGGCATGGTGTAATGGCCTGGGTTGTCCTGAGAAAACTCCTGCAACGCCCGCCAATCAGCAGGTGTGTAGTCGTCACCGTATACGGGTTTCTCTCCGGGTTCGAAAGCGTCTGGGTACATAACTGCGTCCTTCCAGGTTGGAGAACGCAGAATAGCAGCGCTTTGACATCAAACCATCAAGCGGCGACGTACTCAGTTGCCAGGCGATCGGCGTTGTCTTCTTGATTGAAGTCATTCCGGAGCACGCCCCGGCGTTTCAGCTCTGCCAGGTATTCGAACTGGCTCAGGTCACCATTCGCACGAGCGGTTGCCAGGGCCTGCAGTTCTTCAGTGCTCGCATTGATGCCGTACTCGGTGTTGATGTCGACGCTGAACGATGCAGCACTCACCCGCGAGAACCTGGCCAACATCTCAAAAACCTTCGCGATAGCCGATGCGGTGGCCGTGGCCATGCTCGCGATCTGGTTGTTATTTTCACCAGCGTTTAGGGCCCTGCCGGTGGCTGTCTCGACGACTCCGTTGTTCTGCAGCATCTCTATCCCATAAGACGCCATCTGGCCCTCCAGGTCTTGCAGGCTCTGACGTCCGGCATTTATGGCATTTCCGCTGTGCTCCACGAATTTCAGATCACTGCCGGCGTTGGCCACGATCGCACTATCGACACCGATCTTGATCTCAACGCCTTCCTCAACACCCGAGGCAAATAGTATTGGCACGCGGGCAACGTGAAGAATGTTTCGTTGGTCACTAAATTCTTGCCAGTGAGCAACGTTCATGTGAGCAAGATCGATCATCGGCGGCGGACAGAACAGCGTCCCGCGAGTCTCGGCAGGATTTGAGTGAATCGGAATGACCGGGATTTCCTGCAGGCCGAAGTCGCGCCACGGCTCAACCTGTGCGTAATCGGCACCCTCAGACTCCTGGTACAAGCTCCAAAGCACCTTCCCCCCAGAGCGCCTGAATACCCTCACGCGGGCCACATTCCGCTCACCCCATTCCCCATCCTCAACAGCCGCCACTTCCGAGATTCTGATCTCCAGCAGGCGGCCATCTTCGTCGAGCTTGTAGCCCAGGATGTTATCCGCCGACAGCCAGTACACATAGGGCTGACCACCATCAACAGGCGCATCGACACACAGGAACGACGTGCCATTCCACAGCGCATCCTGAAACACTACGCTCGCCAAAGCGCTCACCGAGGTTCCTTTGCCGTCGATATCAGAAGCGAAAAGCTCTGCAAGCTCCGGATGCCCCTCAGATGTTACACCCACAGGGCGCGAGAAAGGCTTTGAACTCAAATTCTTCACAACCCTCGCAATGAAGTTCGTGAGTACTGAGCGTTTTAGGCGTTTCGAGTATGCGGCTGGGGTCTCACCTGCCTCCAGTGGCAAGTAGTCTTGACCGGCGTTTCGCATGGCCTCGGTGCCACCCCGGAGGGCCCTGATGATCTTGCGATCGGAGAGGTATTTCGAGCAGATTTCGCTGCGGTCTTGGACTTTCATTGGTCTTTTCGACTCTTGTTATTGATGCTGCTTTTAACCCATGACCCCCGTGGTCACAGATGTGTGAGGGCGTTTCCATGTCAGGCGGTAAGCCAGGGCATCCCAGCTGTGGTCATCCGCGCCCTTGGCTACGCTGTCGGGCTCATCTTCATCGCGATACAGGTCAGGGATAGTGCGAGTTAGGAATTTGCAGCCTGAGAAGATGTAGATGTGGGGCTTTTCGGGATTGCGGTCTGCGGCGGCCTGCAGGCGCTCAAACATGATCTGTGCTGATGTGATCCGGCTGCCGGCGCGCTTGTCGGACTGCGTGAATGTGATGCCTTCCTTCGCCAATTCCTTTGCCACAGTCGGTGCGGTGCCATTGTCGACCAGGGCGCCGTTGAAGATCTGGTTGTCGGCAGGGCCAGCGGCAATGCGGGCATGATTTTTCAGCACTGTAGTCTGTAGCTTTACCTCTCTGGCCTTCAGCCGAGCGCCTATCTTGCCAGCACTCAAGAACAGGCCAAGATCCCTTTTCTGCTGCTTGCCATCAGGCGTCAGAGGCGTCCCATAGTCCTCCCCGCAGATGATCAGCGACCCCTTGGGCGGACAGAAAAGCTTGCCACCGACCGTGATCGCTTCACCGTTCGCTTCTGCAGTCCACAGACAGCAAAACGGAGTCGACTGACCGTAGTCAAAAGCGCGATCCACCTTCCACGCCGCAGGAATTTCGAAGGGCTGCAGGATGTGAATGTCTCTGTTCCACACTTTGGCGAACATTGCCGTGTCGTCCACAACCTCCCAATTTCCGTAAAGCCAGGCTTCCCTGAGCATGGGATCGGCGATGTTCATCAACCAAGCTTTGTACTCCAGGTCGACGTATTTGTTTTCAAAAACCGTCCCGAAGATCGCACAGCGCTTCCACTCGATTTCCTGGGTGTTGCCGTCCTCGTCGACCAGGGTTTTGATCGTGCGCTCGATCTCGCCGTTGCGCTTGCCGTCGATGAATCGTTCCTTGACCCACCTCTTGCCGACGCCCCAGGGGTTTGTCATTGCCCTGACTTGTTTCGGGGGCATCAGGGGCTGCCGGGCTGTCGGTTGGTACGCTGTACGTAGGGTCGAAAGGAGCTTCTCGTAGATCTCGTCGGTAGCCCAGGTCGTGAGCTCATCAAAACCGATATATGTGAACTGCTGGCCGTGGAACTTCGCTTCGTACTGCGACGCCTTTTCGATGTATTGGAAGATGAGCTGCTCACCCTCCGGGAACGTCCAGGTGCGCTCAGATTTGTTGTAAGTCGCGCCAGGGAAGAGCCTCGGGAAGACCTTTTCCGCCTCGTTGATCAGGTCGCGCAGAGCGGAATACTGACGACGAAGAATCACACCGCGCCAGTACGCGCCCCAGCCCTTACCGACGTGCTGGGCGAACCCCATTAGCAAGCATGCCGACTTCCCATTTCCGCGAGTGCCATGGAACAACACTTCGTGCACGAGCGTGTCGGGCTGGCCAACGATCAGGAACATCTCCTGGCTCGAAAGCCCTCCGGATTTGTTCTTGGTGGGCTCCCAAATCACTCTGCGAACGGCGGTGTTCAAGGCCTTGCGGGGCAACATCGCAGTCATGCCGACACACCCTCAAAGCCCTGCAGCAACGCTCCGCTTTTTGCGCACAAAGCTGGTGTTTTGCTTACAAACACCGCTTCGAGCAGGATCAGGGATTCCAACGTGCGTGGATCTGGGTAGCGAGGATCTGGGTCGTGGGCTTGCTGGCCGTCCCAGTACACCGCATGCAGGCCATAACCACTACGCGAGAGGATCGTCAGGATCGCGGGGCAGCCTCGGATAATGTCGGGGTTGCAGGGGTTTCCGGGGCGACCGATTTGCGTGTAGAACTCCGGGAACGTCACGTATTGATTCGGGATGCCGAGCTGTGTGAGAGCGTTAGCCGTGTCTATAGCTGTTGTGCCCACGAGGTCTGCCTGTGGTGCGAATAGATGGAGGGTCTGTTCGTACGTCAGCTGAAGCGCGGTCGCGAACGAGGCGATCCCACAGTCGAATGACGTGCGCTGCTTAATCATGGCCTGGCTTCCTCGCCTGTGTTGACGATTTGGCTAGGTCGACGGCTGCAGCCTGCTGATGCATTAGGATTGCTTCGAGATCCAGGCCTGCTGCACCGCCAAGCGTGGGGATGTTCGCGATGCCAGAATTCTGTTCGCCGTTGTTATCGGTCTTGATCGTGACCTCCTTCCGATCGTAGTCACCGAAGGCATCGGGCATGCGCCTGGCCAGGAGCTTCTCTGCAGCTTTGACGTCGCCCATCTTGATTGCCTTCTGAATCGTGTCGATCGCCGGCAGGCAGCTTAATTTCCTGGCAATCTCTACAGACTCTACGAGCTCCACGCACAGCAGCTCGTCAGGGGTCATCTCGTCCTGATCGACCTCGTCTGCGATCAAGGCCCTGCCCAGTGCTTGCCACTTGTAAAATCCCGCTTCTGAGACCCCGGCAATTGCGCAGGCAAGCTCGATGGTGGTAGTCCGCTGGACACCTTCGACGATCTTTTTGACGAGTTTTGCGGACAGCTGATTAGCACGGCGCATCGAGAAACCTCACGCCGAATTTCGCAATCATGAGCGCGTCAGAGATGCCATCGTTGCAACCGCGAGTACCGTCTTTCTTGAGGCGCTTACCCTTGTAGATCTCGTCAGCCTGGAAGACCTCGAAAGCGATCTCACCGATCTGTTCCTTTGAGAGACCTGTGAGGCTCTGACCGCCGCGCCAGGTCTGCGGACGCTCAAGGCGATACGGAACGCCCAGGCACTCCAGAACAGCACGGACAGCGCCATAGCCATCGCCAAAACTGAAGGCCCCCACAGCCCCTTCGCCTGGCCTTGTGCCCACCAGCTCCAGTACCGCGAGGTCAATTCTGAATTGGGAAAGACGATCGAATAGAGCCCCGGCGTCGACCTTATTCTTGCCGCCGATTTCTTTTACGGGCATACGAAAGCAATCGACAAGACTGAAGTTCTCATCGATCACTGCAATGCCTCCGGAGAGGCCAGGGTCAATACCAAGGACGTGGCGCATAACGACTGACTTTATTATTTTTATTGTACAGTCATTGTAACACTTGCTGATTGTTGTTTGTGCGCAAAGAAGCCTGTATTTATCGCAATGGAATCTTCCAAAACACGGGCCGTCTTGAATGGAAGCTGCGGTAGGTTTTTGCTGAAGTTCTCGACTAGCCACTTACGTCGAGGGCTTTCCAGGAATGCTTTCTCTTCGCCCTCGTAGATATAGTCAAACCCTTCTTTTTTGGCCCACTCTTCCTGAGTCATCGTTGAGCCATCTTTACGGGGCTTGGCCCATGGGCACTTGATGTTCGGCACAGTGAAGATGAAAACGTGATGTATGCTGTTCTGCTTAGCTGCGCAAATCAGATCGCGAGCTGATTCAAGATTGGGGATGACGCCTTTGCCCTGGTACCAGATTCTGTTGTTCAGTTTATCTGTCCAATCAGAGCGGTGCTTCTTAGTGACAGTGTATTCGACTTCGATCTGTTCGAATGGCATGTCTTGCATACCCCCGAACACGGTCAGGCGGAATTCAGACCAGCTATGGAATGGCCTTGGATATGCTGGCAGGCTTGGGGTCTTGATTACAGCTTCGCCCTCTAAAAACCTACCTGCGTGCCTTTGGCGGTTGTAGTTATCCCATTCAAATTTCAGCTCAATCTCCTTAATGGCATCAGCGCAGATCTTGAGAAGATTTCGGTCTATTCGCTTATAGCCTTCCTTTTCAAGCAATAGGACGTCATATTGGGGAGCCTTTAAAAGGTCGGCCAAAGCCTGGGGATCATTCAGCATACTGCACTCTCTTATTCTTATTATGTGCTGCTTATGATCTTATTATCATTAATGAGCAAAACCTGGCGCAACACCTAATTGCGCGATTCATTGAATTATCTTAATTCTTTCTTGTGTCGGACAACTTGCTGTGAATTAGGGGCATCCTTGCCCCCAGGTAATCCCTTAAAGCCCAGTGTACTCGCGCATTTGCTCAAGCGTTTTCGGATCAATGATGTAGTAGTACCCTGACTTACCGCCATCCTTCCGCTTTGTTTTCAAACCGTGCAGAGACATGATTTCGGAGATTGCGCCTTGTTTACTGCGATCGCTCACGCTGCCGGCGTTTTTAGGCATTTTGAATCCAGCCAGGATTGCTTCATGCCGCACCTGATTGATTCGATCATACAGAGCGACTGAATCGGCTGGAGTCCAGTTACCATTGAGCAGGCCAGTGTGCAGTTCCTGGACGAGCGCTTCGAAGGTGATTGATGGCTCGACGAAGAGCTTGCGGTAATTGTCGAGCTTCGCTTGCCCGATGCCTTCACCCCAGAATTGCGCATCATGGAAGCTGAGCTCTTTTCGTTTCAGGCCTTGCTGAGCTTCGAAGCGGATGGCCGCAAAGTGCTCTGCTTCGCTGCTGGAGCCGATTTTCTTAATGCGTTTGGCCTGGGCCTCGTTTGCCGCAGTGGCGTTCATCAGGGTGAGCGCGGTGTCTTTCTTCACTGCTCTGCGACCAGCGCTATTCGCTTTAAAGCCTTCGATGCCAAGGACGTTGTCGTTTGGGATCATTTCCAATTGGAAGCCCTGGCGTTTCAGCTCGTAAGGCAAGGTCAGCTGGATGTTGTCGCGGAGCCAGCCACTGCGAGTCATGTGGGCTTTACGAGCTTCATCAAAGGTGGATTTGGAAGAGGCGTCGAACTCGACCTGAGCAATTTCCTCGCGCTTGTTTTGCGGGTTGCGAAGGCCGATCACGAACTCCTTCGCAGTGCGATCACGGCGCATCATCTGAATTGCTGAGCGTGGGGTGACAGAGCCCTCAAACAAGCCGTAATGCGCCTGGAAGTGGCCGGAGGTGATGCTCAAGGCGCTGGTGATCGCCGGGGAGTAGATCACCACTTGGTGTTCGCGAGTGTTTGGGTTCGCGATAAACGCTGACTGAGCTGGCCAGCCTGCAGTTTTGCTTGTGATGACCAGGGGCTCGATGCCGGCTTTTTCTAGGACTTTTCCCAAAGCCTCAGCGTCGCGGGCGATGTCGATGGCGATCAGAGTGTTCTGGCCTGCCTGGGCTGCAGAGATGGCCATGGCACGCACCTGGTCGAGGGCGCCTACTTTGCAGTTGACGTCAGTGTGAGCCTGATCGATCTCGAAGCAGTGAATGAACTCCTTGCCTTTTTTGATCAGAGCCAGGCATTCGTCATTCACGTCAGCGTCTGCAAAGATCACTGATTTTGCGTTGTGCACGACTTGTTTCAGCGTGTTCCACACCACTTCGCGCTGCTGAACGGAGCCTTCGAAAACGTGATCGAGCACTTGGGCGGCTTCGTCGATTACCAACAGATCAAGGTCTTTAATGAAATCGTCAAATTTTGCACTGATGAGTGAGTTGGCCACGACTTTGAGGCCGCGAGTCTTTTGCATCTGACCGGGCTGTACATCTTCGTAGTCAACGAGCCCTGGGATGTCGAGGCTTTTGATGATTGAACGGCGATGAGAGATCACCAGCACCTTCTTGTCCGCTTGGAGGAAGTCGGAGATGCAGGGGTTGATGACGAGGGAGCTTTTACCCCAACCAGTCGGGCATTTGATCAGTGCGCGACGGTCGCAACGAAGGAGAACTGAGCGGAGCCAGGATGCTGAAGCGGGCTTGTGGATCACGGGGAAGTCATGGCTATCGCTTTTTGAATCGAAGAATGCTTGAACGCGGAGTGTCTTATCAGCGATGGCCACTGTGCATTCAGTCTCACTTCTTCCGGACACCAGGGCCAGGCTCTGAACGGCAACTGCTTTGTCTCCAGCAATATATGTGTCCCGAGCCAATTCGTAAGCTGCTTTACTGAAATTGCCTTCCGTCATCTCGTTTTTAAGCACGAGCAGTGCTACATCAGATCTATTCAGCTGATAGACGTTATCTGTGATTTTCCCGGAGAGTGGATCGTAAAGGCCTGATGCGGTTTTGAATGCCGCTTCAACTGCCTGGCTAGCAGAGCTGGAAATGTTCACCAGTCTTTTAAGGCTTGGATATTCGCTCTTAATGTACTGCGTAGAATCTGTGAGGTCATCAGCTGCAACGGTTTGAAAGCCATTGATTGGGAAATCCATCCCGATAATGACCGTATTGCCAACGCCAGTGATGTTTTGTTCGACCTGATGCATTTTGATTTCTCTCTGTATTGTTGTCGTGCTTCTGCGCACATTTGTATTGTTGAACATGAGCAAAAGACCATGCAATACCTTTCTGGGTTGACAGTTGGGCATATTGAGGTATGCAAGTAACGCTCGGTTGATTGAGGGATATCAAGGTAACGCCGGGTTGATTTCGATTGCCCAAAAATGAGGCTCGGGAGTGAAGCGTAACGCAGCGTTGTGATTTCAGTTTTTCTTAACCAAATACCTTGCCATCGCCCCAGCCTGAGGGTTTGATATCAGCAAGCACCGTCAACCGCCCCCTTCCTTTTATAAAAGGAAAGACCCGTTGCGGGTGAGGAGTTTTACTTGGTTAAGAAAAACGAAAGCATCTTTCCTTTCGTATACCTCGACTTCCGAAAATGACAAGCGAGATGGGTGTTGCGGAGCCTTTTGCTCATATTCAACAATACAAATGTGCGCAGAAGCACAACAACAAGAAGAGAGATCATCACAATGAAATTCGGCATTCAAAATTCAGCAGCCACCCGCCAGGTCAAAAATTGCCACACCGTGAACTTCAAAGAATTTTACGATAACGTCTTGCAAGCCGAGAGTGTTGTCGAAGAAAAAAGCGGTCGCACCTTTACCCCAGCGATCTTCAGACACCCTGAGCGACTAATTGAGCACGCAATGGAGCTATCGATGATCGTGCTTGACGTCGATCAAAAGCCCCATGACGACATTATCACCCTGGAAGAGATGGAAGATGCTTTACTCGACATGAACTTTGAGCACTGCATATATACATCTCACAGCAACACTATTGAGTGCCCCAGATTTCGCGTGGTAATGCCACTAGACACTCCGATCCAACCAGAGGCTTTGCCCACAGTAGCAGCTGCTGTTATCGAATGCCTGGACGGTTTTTTTGACGGACGCTTGATCAAAGTGCTCGACAGATGCTGGCAAGAAGTCTCTCGTTGCTATTTCACATTCATGTCACACCCAGAGCGTCGGAATGGGGCCATCAGCTTCTATAACCCCGGCAAGCCCTTGTGCGCACTGGATCTCAAGCTAGCTCAGAGCTCGTACGGCCTCGACCTCGAATCGTCAACTCCGGGTAAGCCACGCAAGCCAGGAACAGCAGTAGGCGCAGCAGGCCGCAGTTTCGAGCTCAATCGCATCCTAGGTGGCCTGTTCCGCTCCGCCAGCGAAGATCAGATCGTCCAAAAAATCCTGGAGGTCGACCAGGAGCAGAATCCTGGCAACGAGTACTTCCGAGATCGCGCCTATGCTCGGCACAAGCCACGACCAGGAGAGAGCCAAGACGCCGCTGCTCTCCGCGCATGCCGCAGCTGGGTCAAATCCCACTTAAACTGGCTCCGCCGCAAAGCCAAAGGCATCGACACTACGATCGTCAACCGCAAGGCACAAAGCAAAGATCCAATGCCGACTCACGAAGCCATGATCTGCTTGAAAGACTTTAAGCCCGGCAAGACCAAGGCAGGCGGCGAAACAGCCCTGGCCGAATTCGAAATCGTCAGCGGCGAGCACGCCGGACGCCACGTTTGGCACCGTTTTTACGGCCAAGGCAATCATCCAATCGCGATCAAGATCTCCGGCGAGATGCTCGAAAAACTCAAGACCGCCGCCAGCCTCCCCAGCGCAGCCTTCACAGATGTTTTGAAAGCAAAAGACGTGATCATTCACGCCCGCATCAAGCTCAAGGCAGGGACAAATGGCTTCGCTGACCAAAACGAAATCGGGACATTTTTCACCGAGATGTGAGTCGTGATAATGTCAGCCAGCCATCGATGCCAGCGCTGGCTGACTTAAGGGACTATCAGAGTTAGAGCCATGACCCAGCTTTCTAAGCTAAGTAATGACAGGCGCTACATCGGCGAGAACGTCATAGCGCTCAAGGAGATCACCGCATTTTATGTACATACCGGGAGAAATGCGTGGCACTCCACCTGGATCGCCCGATACTCTCCTGGCTGCATGCATACAACACTAAAATCCGCGAAATCCTATGCCGAAACCAAGCGCGTGCAGGGTACAACCTTCAACATTTCTGAGCTCCCAGCTCTCATGATTTCATCAAGCATCGGCTCTGTTGTTATCACTCAGATAAATTCGAGCAATCCTCTCGGCGGATATTCTCGAAGCGCAGTAAAGGTCACGCACCACAGGCATGCTCTCATGGATGGCCATTTAAATGACTACCTCTGTATTGGCGCGCCCATCTACGGGGCAATCCTTTCATTTGAAGGCGATAGTCGGTTTTGGAAACACCCACCACCACATTCAAATTCGTTAATTATCACTGAAACGCCTGAAACAGATCCAGACACCGTCGAAATCAAGGCCGAAATCCTGAAATACAAATCGTTCTCTCAGGGTGGGCAATACACGATGGGGTGGAAAACGCATAAAAGCGACGTATCTCCCAGTGGCATTGCCGGGCTTCGACTAGAAGAGTAACGGGGAATAATCTGGGCGCACCCAGACCTTTCCAACTATTTCAGCCCTTGACACCCGACAAGGGCAACTCTGGCGAATGGTAATTCAGAATGGGATTGCTTCAGATGTCATTCGCTGAGCGTACCGAACCAAAAACTCACCCTGGCCATTTTTGATTTCGTCACGAACGTGGGATCTGATGCTCTTGTAGATCTCGCTATACTTCGCATGATTTGTTATCGCACCATGAAAGGCATTGTCTACGTCCATTGGCCTAGATGGGTATATGCCATGACATGTGGGTTTTAGGTCAGCAAGGCTCAGCCGCTTCTTAGTCAGCATTGACACCAAGGCCATATAATACGCGACAATAACCAGATCCAAATCTTGCGAATACCCGAATTCCCTTATCTGCTGAATCTGAGGATTAACAAACGCAGAAACTCTGGGATCAACAACACCGGGCTTTAATGAATTAAATTTCCGTAGGGTGTCCGATTTTGACTCTTCATCACTGGTGATCATTGCCATACCAGCTCCCCAAACAGCCATGCCAGTGACAAATCCGATATTGACAGGCAAAAGCAGAATTGTCGGAGCCAGGAACAAAAGCAACAAGCCAATGATAATTGTGCCAAAGCATATGCCGAGCCACGCAATCTCAACCGCTATAGCCCCTGCAAAAATAGCTAGCCCTGCACAAAGAAACAGCAACCCCACTATTTTTCTAACCACCTGAAATCCCTCCCGTTGGTATGCCGGCCCGCATGATAGCACCTTGATATATACGCCCTCAAGAAGCGGGCTCATTCTCGATGAGGCTGACAACTTCTTCTGAGTCATGCGATTTGACACCGAACTACTTTCAGCTATACAGCAGATCACACTATTGCTTTCAAAAAAGCGCATTGAGATAATGACCCTACAACAACAATAAGAAGGAACAGATCAATGTCGTATCCAGAATTCCACCTCGAACATCTCGACATCAATCAGAAAGCAACAGCGGTTCTGGCCTACGCAAACTTCCTGCGGCGCAATGCATTTGGTGTAGAAGCATTTCTCGATGTGATCTTGAATCTCAGGGAAATGCAAGAGCACCTGGCCTATGATAACCGTTATGATCGAACCTGTTTTTACTATGACTCTCACAACGATGATTCTTGCCGTGACCTTGTAAGGCAAATAACGACCGCTCTGTTTGCTATCGAGGCGTCAGATGCCAATGTGCACGACAACATCAGGCCCTATGACCCGCAGAACAACGCCCAGGCTTTTTTCGACTTTCCTGTAACCACCGGAAATCTAGTATATCGCGCCGTGACTAACGACCGAACCGATTTTTACGACACCAACTTCAAAGCTATCTCCAGCATAATCACCTTGGTCGAGGGTAATGCGGTTTGTCCAACAGTCTGCTATCGCCATACCCAGCCTGTTCAAGTAGACGAGAAATTTGCATCAGTAAGGGTCTTCAATGAAGAGACCGGCGCAGAGGCAACCCTTATTCTTACCATGAAGTCGGCACAACTCTTGGCAGGCCACTAAACCCCAGCAGCCCTTGCCACCCAGGGGCTTCTCATTGCGCGCAAATCCACCAAACTTTGCACTCAAAAAACCCAACAGTTTTTGATTTATCCCCACATACTGGATGCCGACAGTGGTAATATAAAGATGTAGGCAGTTCCTCTCTCTTTCTGCCTGTGCCTCTATTGTTGTGTGCTGCACCAAAGCCCTGGCCGGGCCTCTCTCTCCTGGCTGGGGCTTTTTATGTTGCCAATTTGTCAATTTCGTTACCATTCGTCAGAGAAAGCAATAAGAGAAAGTTGGGGCAGTGTCAGACAACTGCTGGAATTGCTGGGGTTGCTGGGAGTGGTTGTCTGACACTGGATATTAGTACACTTAGTTGATTATTTCACGACGGTTTACAGGGATATTGTTTGGTCTTAGCCTTTGCTGGTCGGTTGACGACACAACAGAAAAGAGAGCTAAACATGGGCATGTATGAGCGGATTCCAAATGACCTGATCACCTCGGGCCAGGCAGCTGAGATTTTGGGTGTGAGCCTTCATACGCTGAAGACATGGCGCAGTCGCAATCCGAACCTTGGCTACTACGTGGGTCACAATCGAGATATTCGCTACTCGCTAAAAGAATGCCAGCTGTACTACCGTCGCTCGTTCCGTAGGGTTGTGCCTGGCTCGGGTTCTCAATGACTCCCGCTCCGGCTCGACTTTTTATTATCAATAATGATAGTTTTTTGTTGAGTGAAATGAGGGCTGGTGATGAATCGAAAGCTGCTGCTGGAATCCTGCAAAACGCTGGCTGCAGCCGGGGTCTGGTGCATCCCCGAGTCAACCCTCAGCGCCTGTGCGGGTTACCCTGACAAGCTATACCTGCGGGTTGCTCTCACTCGACATGTCAACGCAGGGCTGATCGAGCGCCTGGGGCCAAAGCTGTACTCCAACCCATTCCTCAGTGCACCACCTGCGGCACTGTTTCGCTTAACCAATTTTCTTCGGCCAACCGACAGCTTCTATTTGAGCTGTGAGTCCGTTCTCAGTGAACATGGTTGGATCAGCCAGCTTCCTTTTTGCCTCACGTTCGTCACGTCTGGTCGCTCATATCGCTACAGCACCGCACTGGGTGATATCGATTTCGTTCACACCAACGAAGACCCCGAATTGTGGCAGGGCCACCTGGCGAGGAATACAGACAGACAAATTTGGGAAGCAACTCCTCACAAGGCCTTGGCTGACCTGAGGCGTTACAAGCGCAATCTCGACCTCGTCCTTCCCGAATCGGAGCGCCCGGAATAGCCTCTGACGGCGTCATGGCATATTATCCCCGATATTTGCATCAGGGGCCGAGACATGCCAAAACCATCGAACATCGAGCTTAAGCGCAATCAGCTTGCACGACTCAAAGCAAACCTCGATGAGTGCGGCTATCGCCTAGCCGAGCCCCTGGCAGTAGAAGACCCTCACACGTCAATCTTGCGCGCAAGTGCCCTGGCCCATCGGTTGAGCCTGGGAATGCTGATATCAAAAGGCAGCGAGACGAAAGCAGCCCTTTCTAAACAGCTCGCGCAGTTGCCAGCAGTACGCGACGTTTTCGCTTTCCAAGAAGCCCCTGAAATCCAGCTTCGAGTTGGAAAGATCGCAAAATCGGATGAGCAAACTTACGTAGAGCTCGTTGCTGAATTCACCGCTGCGCTCGCCGAATTGAATGCCCTGGAGGTCGAGCAGGGAGAAGAGGTGTCGAAGCCAGAGGACATATCTGCTCGAATAGACGCTGCTCCAAAGATCGGAAGACCACCGAAGTCTCCGATCGAGAACCTGGACAGGGGCTTGGCTGAAAATTACGGCATCGCTCGCTTAGCTTTAGCGAAGGCCATGATCAACGAAGAGTCCCCAAGAAGCATGGGGCGTCCAGCACGCACAGTAGCGCAAGTAGAAGCAGACTACGCCAAGCGTAAGCACGACCTGGACACCTCAATCACCGAACTCGAAGCCAAGCTTCAGGGCGTAGAGATTCACGATCGCGCAGCAAAGATCTACCGCGACGCCCTTGCCCAGTTCAAAAGGCTCGTAAAAGAACTAGGCGGGGTCGACCAAATCGAAGCCAGGGCAGAAGTCAATCGACTGGAAGCCCACCTCAAATTCCTGAAGCAAGATCGCAAGCGCTACATCGAGCTTGGCGAGCCCGATCTGCCCTTGGAGCACCACAACTCCCCCCGGCATCACCTGCTTTCAGCAAAAGCAGAGCTGGCTGCTGTCCGCGACGTGTACGACCAGCTCACGCTCCCCCGCGAGATAAAGCGCCTGAAGGACATCGAAGCCAAGAAAGACAAGTGACCCCCAGCAGCTCCAGCACCAGGCAGCTTTGTTCCCAAACACTCCGCCAGACAGCTCCTGGAGGATTGGATTTCTGGGCAGCTAGAGCCAAATCGACAGGATGTACAGGATCATCACAAAGATGAAGAAGCGGCGACACCAATTTTTGATGGTTTCCATTTGCGACTCCCGATTGACATATTATGGCATTTATTAACTCACGATTCCACCTGTCGCGCAAGGTCAATGCCCCGGTTTTGCTAGGGATTTCACGGCTTTCAGGCATGCGGGGCTGCATTAGTACACCGAGTGTACTCTCAGTAAATTGCCAATTTGTCAACGGTTAGCGTGCGTATTTCCGACGAAAGGTATTGCCAGGAATTCGATTTAGCAACATATTGATTGCCAGAGACGCGGGCAGCGCGATGTAGCCCGAATAACCTAGGCAAAGAGAGATGAATGCGAGTGTCGATTTTGAGACGTTGATGGGCAGCCAGGACAATGGCTATGACACCCAGGTGCAGCGAGGCAAGCTTGCAGCAATGCTTGGATTCATGACTGAGCAGCAGGTGATGCTTCTTGCTGGAGTAGCGGAGGCCACGACGCTCTCCTGGCGAAAGAAGTGCAAAGGCCCGCGCTCCGTTCAGTTCGGCAACGAGCCCCTGTATGCGATTGAGGATGTGCGCGCATACCTGGCAGAGCTCGTAGCGTCAAAAAATGACAGGTCAAGCTTGCGCTCTGTCCTCGCCTGAAACCACTTGTTGGATCGCGTCGGCATTCAGTGCCATCAGCCGGCGCACAGTCAGATGCACACCCTCCGGTTTCACGTGCGTGTAGCGCCTCAGCATCTTCCAGTCTTTGTGACCGGTAAACAAAGCGACCTCCGGGATCTGCAAGCCTAGAGCAAAGAGGTCAGTGGTGGCTGTATGCCTTAGGTCATGGAAGTGCAGATCTTTGATCCCCAGCTTTTTACAAGCCCTTGTAAACGAGGAGCTGACTGACCTGGGGTTGTAGTCAAACAGCTTCCCGGACTTCCTGCCGTCACGGGCTTTTTCGATCAGCTCAATGAATGAATCCAAGACTGGCACGTCACTGTCATTGCCAATTTTCTCTTGGGGATGCTTTCGGTCTCTGACGATCATGACCATTTTTTTTAGACTGATGTCGCTGATCTCGATTTTGCAGATCTCCTCCTGACGCAAAGAGGTCAAAGCAGCAAATCGAATCAAAGATATCATATCAATTACTCCTCTCCATTTCCGTGAAGAATAGTGCTCGATGAGGAGCTCGATCTCTTCTGGTGCGGCGACACGAGTTCTTTCAACGCTCCTGGTCTTTAATCCGCGCCGTGGAAGCGACCTCTTTGCATCAAGCACAACATCTGGATCGACATTTAGATTTCGAACATAGCGAGCCCAGCTCAGGATGGTTCGAAGATAAGACAAGTCGATGCTGATGGTCACACCGCCTGCGCCTTCCCTAACTCTCAAATCGACGAAGTCTCGGATGATGTTTTTTCCAAGCGCAGCGAGCTTCACAGCACCAATTTTCTTCTTCGTCGCTTTGAGCACGGCCTTTTTATTCTTACCGAACGGCTTAACCGGCTCGACCTGCTCTTCGTAAAGCTCGATCAATTGGCGTAAAGTAGCGTCCGCAGGCACATCGATCAAATCACCTGACGCAGCTTGCTTGAGCTGGGACTCAATGCTTTTAGACCAGGCCTCTGCATCCTTTTTCTTTGTGAAAATCTTAGACCTAGGCCTCATGCCCGCCACGCGAACCTGGGCACGATGCCTGCCGTCCGACATTTTGAAAATCGTTGCCATCTGTGTGCACCCCGTGTGCAAATGAACGCGGACATATAATCCCACTTACTACTACCTTTTGGCTACCTCCTGTGCACCTCGTGTGCAAATAGCGCCCAGAAGGGAGTAAAATGACCAAATCACGCATTGAAAAAATTGTTATGAATCAACAAGTTATATCACGCAAGTTCAGCGTTGCCCCGATGATGGATTGGACTGACGCTCACTGTCGCTACTTCCTACGCATCCTTTCCAAACACGCCCTGCTATACACCGAAATGGTCACCACCGGCGCGTTGCTCAACGGTGATCACGAACGCTTCCTGCGCCACCACGAAACCGAACATCCGCTGGCCCTGCAACTAGGCGGAAGTGTTCCCAGTGACTTGGCCGCT